GGCTTGCGGCTCTCGCGGCCAAGGCTCCGATTGTTCCAGTTGCGTGGAATGAACGAGAAGAAGATTTCCGTCATCAATTCCTCGCAGTAATTGAACGCCAATGTGGGCCACAGCGGTCTAATTCACCTGAGGAACTTCACGGTAGCTGGATGCAGGCGTACTTGAGTAATGGCTGGGTATATGGGGTGGAATATGACCGCGAGAAGCGCACGCACCCCGATCTTGTTCCCTACTCTCAACTGGGGCAACTAGAACGCGACAAAGACGCCGTGTTCGTATCCTTGTGCGAGATTGCCAGAAGTTACATCTATGACGACCTCACCGCACCTAGTAGCAGGGAAGAGGGAGGTGATGCCGGTGACTAAGTTTCATCCAACAAACTGTATGTGTGATTCTTGCAAATCAACGGTGATGTAACCGGGGCCTACCGAGCGGCGAACGAGTAGGGGCAGTTGACGAGACTGGATGAGGAGGAGAAATGAAAAGTAGAAAAGAACATATCGTGTGGTGTAAAAACCGGGCTAAGGAATACGTTGAAATAGGTGATTTCCTAAATGCGGTGTGGGGAATGTTGTCTGATTTGAGCCTGCATCCAGAGGCGAAGAACTATGAAGCGTCGAAAAGGTCGCTTGGGGCGGCTACTTTGTTGAAGAATGAGAGAGAAGCCGTTATCGGCTTTATCGAAGGGTTCAATTAGCACTGGATGAGGGTGGGGAGGAGAAGTAATGGCCGAGGAAGGCTATCTTGAGCGCCTTCGGAGACTGATAGAAGCTCAGTATTCTTCCCATCCCACTGGATGCGGAGGTAGTTTTGATGAGTTACTTTGCTACGAAATACACGAACGCGGCCTTACGTTCAAATGGCTCGCCCAGAAGTGGAGCATAAGCCTGCCGACACTTGGAGAACTTATTTATGACCATTGCAAGCAGCTAGAGGAGGGGCCGAAGGTAAACCATGCCTATGAGAGGGGTGGGGAGGAGAAGGGAAATGGCTGAACAGGCTGCGTGGATAATACACAGAGGCATGAAATATGTCCCACAAAGGGATGTTGCTCAAGCACGGGCGGAAGTGTTGGCGGCGTGTGCCAAAAAGGCAAGGACTTGGTACACAAACCATCCAAAGGGCAAGCACGGGCGAGATTATCTAGGAATACCGACGTGTTCGCCCTGCGAAGATGCTAGGCGTCTTGAGGAATCTATCCTTGAAGTCCAACCCGCCGCCTCCAGCCTGGAAGCGTTGCTGCGGGAGGCCGAGCTGAAGGGTCGCATCGCTCAGCTCAACATGATGAAAGGCGATGATGCAGGTGGCATGTGGTTTCCCGACCCAGGCACACAGACAATAAACGCCCGCATCGCCGAGTTAGAGAAGGCCCGCGCCAGTGGGGGGAAATAATGCCAACGCGAAGACGGCTTCCCCCAACCCGAAAAGCCATAATCCATAAGTTCAACCTCGGCGAAACTAGGGTCTACCTCATAGTAGGGCTATATGAGGACGGAACTCCTGGCGAAATCTTCGTCAACATTAACAAGCAAGGCTCCACCATCTCCGGCCTCATGGACTCCTTTGCCATTCTTATGAGCTATGCTCTCCAATACGGACTCCCCCTAAAAGAGATGGTAGCCAAATTTAAGCACGTCCGTTTTGAGCCAGCAGGCTTAACAAAGAACAAGGACATTCCTATGGCAAGCTCTGTAATAGACTACATCTTTACTTGGCTTGAAAAGGAATTTGTGTTGAAATCGCCTGGAGGCTCTGATGCTACCAGTCCAAATAAACAAGATTGATGCCACCAGTAGGATAAGAAAGGAGCTTGGGGACATTGATGAGCTTGCTAATTCCATCAAGGAGTTTGGGCAGATACAACCAATCATCCTGAGACAAGATTTTGACAACAGAAAGATACACCTTGTAGTTGGTGAGCGCAGGCTGCGGGCCTTACAAAGACTTGGGACCACAGAACTCCAACACGGTATAAACTTTCTCTGGCTTGATGAGAACAACGACAGTGGCCAAACGGAGCTATTTTTCAGAAGCGTCGAACTCGAAGAAAATCTACGGCGCAAAGAACTCACCTGGCAAGAAGAACTAACCGCAAAGCAGGAGCTTCTGGAACTAATGCAAAACATCCACGGCGTAGCCAAAATTGGCAAGCCACGCGAGGGAGAAAGCTCCGGCTTCGGCGTCCGCACCCTTGCAGCCATGCTTGGTGAATCACCAGCAACAACCTCCAAAGACCTAGAGGTTGCAAGAGCAATAAAAATGTTCCCGCACCTCAAGAGAGCAGATACTAAAGAGTCTGCCCGTAGGCAATTATCAATTCTAGGCGCAGTGGCCGCCATGACAATAGCAGGAAAGGAGAAACGGAATGCCCAAACCCCACAGGACAAAAATTGGAAACTATATGAGGGCAACTTTAACCAAACCATCCATCAAATCCAGGATGGTTCAGTTGACCTCGTTTATACGGATTTGCCGTTTGGCGTGGACCTTTCGCAAATGTCTAAGCATACAAAAGGAGTGGTATCATACCAGGACGGTCGGGATATTATCGTTGGGAATCTGGAGAATTTCGCCAGAGAGTCCTTTAGAATTCTACATGAGGACAGGTTCGCCGTTGTATTCTTCGGATTTAACTACTACCACGACTTGGTCAACGCACTTAAATCAGCAGGATTTGCGGTCAATCTTGTCCCTGTTGTATGGTACAAGCATACCCGTAGCACAGAAAACCCAAATACGCGATACGCCAATGCCTACGACCCCGGAATCGTGGCCTGGAAAGGTAGACCGGTATTCATAAGGCCCGGCCAAGCCAACGTCATTGAAATAGCTCCGGTACCAGGCACCGACCGGCTGCAAATTGCCCAGCAGCCAGTGGAACTGGTAACGAAGTTTATCAAAGATATGGTTGCGCCAGGGGCCACAGTCGTGGATTTTATGGCTGGTTCCGGTACGACGGGGGTGGCTGCCGTTAAGGCTGGCTGCAACGTAATTATGTTTGAGAAGGAGCCCTCCGCGTGTGCAGTTATCAAAGCAAGGATGGGAGCATTATAAGAGCCAAGCGTGCTAAAAAGAGGACGTCCGTTTCCGTTTAAGAATGGGTGCCAGCTAACAGCGAAAGGATATATCCGTGTTACAGCCGGACCGTGGCGTGGTAAGTATCTTCACAGAATAATAGCAGGCATAAAATGGCGTGACCGACATTTTGATGTTGGGATGGGAGTACCAGTTAGAGGATTTCCGATGCCAAAACACCTACACGTCCACCACATGGACTTTAACAAGGCACACGATTGCCCAGAAAATCTACTGATAATGGATGCAGCATTGCATCTGGGGTGCAATGGATTTAATACCAGGAGGTACTAATGGCAACTCAGTATCCAGATGTTCACAACCATGGAGTTGCAGAAATTCACGACAACGGAAGAATGATAACATTTACCTACCTTGATTCCTGGAACACTGCCCATACAGTCACACTTCCAGTGCTAACCCCAGCACAGATTGTATTAAGTGTTGAGGGTAGACACAAACGGTTTGAGGAGAGTCCGGGGCGCGAGAGCAACGACTCAAGGTTTCAGAGGAAATACATCTCCGCCCAACGGCCCTCTGTATTATTAAGGGCGTTCCAACTCATGGATGAAAGCACCAGAATGGAATTCAGTATGATGCTAGATTCAAACAGCCACCATGGCATCTCGAATAGGAGCTGGGCAGAAGCCCACCAAACCCACGAAGTTCAGATGAGGGGGGATGATGGCAGACCCCTCTAAGAAGCTAACAATCATCAAAACTGACCAGATGAAAAGATACGAGGATGCACTAGATGTGGCAAGGAATGCGTTGAAAGAAGTAGAGGAAGATAAAAATATAAGGTCAGTTATTTTCTGCGTCGAGAGGCCAGGAGGCAATATCAGTACCTTTTTCTCGGCTAGTATAGATACACTAACTCTCGGCTCCAGGTTGATGCACATGGGACTTGCCAGAATGGGATATAAAACACATAAGGACTAGATGGGCCAAGCAACAGACTACCTAACGACTCTGTGCCAACGTAAGGGCATTCGGTATGTCCACCCCCGCGGCCCTAGGAACTCCGCCCTGTGGCTGGTAGGCGAAGCCGGTGGTGAGGAGGAAGAAAAGAAACAACTAGCGTTTGTTGGCCCCGCTGGATGGCAGGTTGGTGGCCAGTTGAGGGAAGCAGACCTGGACGAAGGCAGTATTTGTTTTACCAACCCGTACAAAGTACGGCCGCCAGACAACACACTATCCCGTCTAACGGAGTTAGGAATACCTCTTGACCTTTACGAGGCCCAGTTTTGGGAGGAACTAGATGAACACAAACCAACTATTATCATCGCGGCAGGTGCAACTGCTCTTGGACTTCTGTGCCCTCATACAGTCCAAAGGAGGACGGGTACTGCTCCAATCGGACGGTGGCGTGGAAGCCTTCTGCAAAGTCCTAGACTTGGATGGCCTCACTACGTTATACCAATGCAGCATCCCGCCTTCATACTTCGTAACTACGAAGAACGAGATATGGCCATCTTCGCTCTTCGACGAGCTAAGGAAGAACACGATTTTTGGCTACAATTAGGAAAGGTTCAACCGCTTCCTGAGCGGCAACTCTTAGTTGAGCCAACCTTTGACGACGCCTTTGCATTTATGATGGACTGCCTTAGCAGCCCAAACCCGTTGCTAGGTGTTGATATTGAAATGCTGCGGCGACGATTCCCGTACACAATTGCCCTGGCACCTGACCCAAAACTCGCTATGAGCATGAGCTTCTGGGAATACCCTGCGGAGCAATGTGTTAAACTGTGGCGGGTGCTTGACCAGTTGATGAGGACCAAGAATGTAATTGGCCAAAACTTTAGCAACTTTGATGCCTGTTGGCTCCAGCACATCGGCTTCCGCCCCAACATAGAAAAACACCACGATACTATGGTACGCCACCACGTCCTGTGGCCAGAACTAAGTCACAAACTCCAATTTATGGTGATGCAGTACACACGAGAACCATACTTCAAGGACGAAGGCAAGAACTGGGACCTACGCCGTGAAAGCAAACGGAAGTTAATGACTTACAACTGCAAAGACGCAGCAACTACAGATGAAATCTACCTGGGACAAGAGGAAGAATTCGATGAGCGGCCGGAGCTTCGTAGATTCTACGAAGAGTATGAACTCCCACTTAGCCGAAAACTACACTACGTCAGTAAGCGTGGTATCTTAACAGACGTTGACAAAATGAAGGCCCTCCGTAAATATATACTTATAGAGATTGCCAACGCCTGCACAGAGGCATCGAAGATTGTAGGTGTACCAGTGGCACCTGACAAGATAGCTGCTGAAAGTATTGGCCACGGAGCTATTAACCTAAACTCTCCACCACAGGTAGCAGCGATGCTAAAAACCCAAGGGTTAGTATTGCCACGGAGCAGAGATACCGGACGTGAGTCCACCGCAGCGGACAAACTAAACAAAATGTATGCCGAGCGTGGGGACCCAATACTAAAACACATCCTTCGGGTCCGTGAACTTAGCAAAATGAAAGGAACCTACATTGACGCAAAGCTGCTGGATAACGTCTTCCTCTGTGAATACGTTGTAACCGGAACTGTGACAGGTCGCCGGAGCAGCCGCAGCAACTTCATGCGCTACGGAGGCAATCTACAAAACCAACCCAAACACAGTGACCTGGCAAAAAAATACAGAGAGTGTCTCATAGCCCGACCAGGGAAGATATTTCTTGAATGTGACCAAGCCCAGGCTGAGGACTGGGTCGTGCAGGGAATCATAACAGATTCTTCTGGACACCGTAAAGGGCTGGACGAACTGCTCAACCACGTTGACCGCCACCGCAGACTAGCATCATTTATTTTTGGAAAGCCGCAGAGTGAGTGTGGCAAAGGCACACCTGAAAGGTTCCTTGGGAAGAAAACTAGGCACGCAGGAAACTATGGTATGCGGGGCCCAACAATGTCACAGTCCCTAGCCAAGGAAGATTTCCACCTTGCGCCTGATATTTGCGACAGTCTTCTTGACAAGTTCCATAGCGCAGAACCAGAAATAAGGGGAGTATTCCATCCCTATGTAGAAACAGGGTTACTGACCAAACGTCGTTTGGTCACCCCACTGGGACGTGCGAGAGACTTCTTTGGTATGCGCCCCCGCCACGACAACAATAAAATTTTCCGTGAAGCATACGCCTACATTCCACAAAGCACTGTCGGGGACAACAATGGAATGGCACTGTTGTATTGTGAGGATAATTCCCCTGGTCTTGTTATCATGGACACCCACGACGCACTCACCCTGGAGGTTGATGACAATGTAAAAGCCATAATAGACGGACACAAGTTGTTGACCGAGGCATTTGACAGGACGTTGAGATTCCCACGGGGCCTTGAAATCAAAATTCCAATAGAGTTTGAGATTGGCTATAACCTAAAAGGCATGGTCGAGTGCAACAACTTCACGGCAACTGGATTAGAGAGTATCTTGGGTTCATTAAGACAACGACGGGAAGCCCTGATTGTTACCACTGGTGGTGTGCAGTTACAGTCGTCGCTGCCGCACTAAAACGCCATTGCTGGTTCAGCAGAGGGAGTTGGAAACTTTACCCCAACATCTTCACCGTTCTGGTCGGGCGCCCTGGGATAGGAAAGGGCGAAGCTATGAACCCAATCATTGGCCTAGTAAAAGAGGCCAACAGTTCCAATGTGTTAAGTGACAAACTGACAATACAATATGTATTGGAAAAGCTCTCAAACGGTTTTGCCGTGACCTCCGTCGGACAGTCCGGCATCAAAATAGGTATAGATACATCAGCAATTATAGTCTCCTCCGAACTTTCGGTATTCCTCAAGGGGGCAAAGGAAGAACTAGGGACTTTATGCGACCTTTGGGACAGCAGAGAGCAACCATTTGATTATGGAACTAGATACAAAGGACTATATACAATCGAGAAACCATGCCTCTCGCTACTCGGTGCCTCAGCACCAGAGTGGTTGATAAAGTCAGTGCCAACTGATGCCTCCGGTGGAGGTTTCACCAGGAGAGTGAACTTTGTGCTAGGTAGCAAGAGGTCAAGGACAATTCCGTGGCCACAACTAAACCACGGGCCCGCAAAATCTAACCTGGTAAATGGCTTACAACACATACACACCCATGTTAGGGGTGAGTTCAAGTTTGCTGAAAGCGCAAAGAAACTGTTTGTGTCTTACCACAAAGACTCAGTACCGGACGAGTATGATGATGAGGCGTTAGCAGGGTACAAGAGCACGAAGTGGGCACATGCAACAAAGATTTGCATGGCACTTTCAGCAGCAGAAAGTGACAGTAGGATAATGGAAAAATCCCACCTCGAAGAGGCCATCCAATATGTTGATGAGGTGGTTAGAACAATACCAGTTGTGTTCAGAGCCTCTGGCGAAAGTGACTTAGTATCCGCAGCGGATAAGGTGTTGAGATTTATGGAAATAAAGGGCTACTGTACCAGAGGTGAGATACTACACGCCAACTGGCGACACATATCGCAGGATGATTTGACGCTTGTTTTAGCAACTCTGAAAGAGGGTGGGTTGATAACAGAAATTATACAGGGGAACAGGATTATTTACAAGGTAGTTCCACCAAAAGGAGGAAAGACACCATGACACCTGAAGATATAGGAGAGAAACACGAAAGAGATGAGAGACGAGCCAGGCGGCTAGCAGTTGACCCAGAGGGGTCATTTAACGACGAGGGTAAATTTGTGCCACCAAAGGGTAAGGGGTTTTACTTGGAGCCACTACCCAGCACCCTCATCGTTATTGAGGATGGGTTCAAATATGAAGGGCTTATCGCAATACCTCACCAGGCCCAGCGGCGCTCAACAACAGGTAAAGTCGTAGCCATTGGTGAGGGGGTAACAAAGGTTCAGGTCGGTGACCATGTTGTTTGGCCACAACTAAGTGGAACTCTGATTAAGTTCCGAGGACACCCTGACTATCACATTTTCAATGAGGATGAGATATTAGCTAAGATAATAGGCAACGCAGAGCTAGAAGGCATGGCGGTGTAAAAATGAAGAATCCGACAGACGCTATAGGAAACGAACTGTTCCCAGGAGATATGGTCACTATCAGTGTCGAGGATATCACCTGGAAAATTGGCAAAGTCATCAACGTACAACCAGGAGGTCTGTCAATGCCAGGGAGGAGGAACACGCAGACCGCTGCCAAGGTACAAATAGTCCTCGAAATGAACATAGATGTACCTTACGGCGAACGAGTGGCAAGGGTACTAAAGGTCATTGACCCACAGGCAACAGCAGCAATAAGCAAGATTCTGAAGAACTAAATGAAATATGTGCAGAGGCAGGATAATGAGTGGGTCCAACCCAAGAGAAAAAAACACTTCATAATGTGCTGCGACTGTGGATTAGTCCACGAATTTGACTTCCGAATCCACAAGAGACACATCCAGTTCCGAGCTAGGCGGAACGAACGCAAAACGGCTGCCGCCAGACGAATGCTGGAAAGAGGAAGAACTAAGTAGCTGCCTCCACTACTGCCCTATCAATGGCCAGTGCGGTGGCACTTCGACAAAGTTGCCGAGATGCCACCGCCTCGACCATCAACCGAAGGTGCACAGCACAGTAGCCCGCCTCTACAACCGGAAACACGCAGGCTCTAGTGTAAACACACCCTGGGCTAGTAGCCTCCGCCTCCATGCGGATTGGATGTGCCCGAAGGTTTTGCACCTTTGGCTCCTTTGAAACCGCTCTCCTTTTCCCCGGCAGATGCCTTACTTCCCCCGCCCTTAACGGGGGAGGAAGGGGCGTTCTCGCTTGGGGAAATTTCCAACTTGTCGCAGATTGCCTTAACTTCCTGATGACTACTTCCGGTGTTTGCCACAGCTTTTTCTCCTTTCTGTTTAGAGTATAAACACTTAGGTCATTGACTCATCTTCCTCAACTGTCGTTGTAACATCTTGGTGTAGGTGCCCTTTTGCAAAAGATTACGCCTTCTGCGCCGTAGGCTCCGCGGGAATAACTCACGCGCTGCCAACGAGCCAGCAACAGGAACTCTACGAGTTAGCTCCCTCCCTATGGTTTCCAAGCCGTCCTTTGAAGATAAGAGGTCGTGGGCAAGAATGAAAACATCTGAGCCAAAGACGGGGCCGAGGACAAAACTAGCCATTGGTCGAAGGCTTGGGGAAAATAGAGCATACTGCAAATCCTCAATTAGGCCGAGACTACCAACCTGTGCGAAGTTGTCAATCATACGGTCGAGCCAGAATTTCATTTGCGGCCGTTCTTTGAGGCCCTGAGGGCCACGGCGTATCAGGGTCTTGAGGTCTGCCGCAACCTCACCAACCAACGGGAACGTAAAAGCCATATAGGCCAGCGGCCTAAGTTCCCCTTCCAGGGCTGGTTTTAGTGCAAAGTCTTTGATAAACCTAGTCTGGTTGTAAGCAAATTGCTTATACATTGTCAGAACACGGAATATCGGTTCCTTCTTCCAATAAATTGGAAGCTCCGCCACCGTGCTCCGAAACTGGGTTAGGTCGCTGACTCGTTTGCCAGCACGAAGCAGGTCACTTTCAGTTAATGCCCCACGCTTTAGCCCAGCTTCAATATCTACACCGAGGAGCCTGAGACTTCTCCTTGCAGCGCCATCCACAGGGTTCCTCAGCAGCTTAACCATCTGCTCCTCGGCGTAATGCTTCCCGACGTTAGCAGAGAAGATTCTATTGAACTTCTCAATCGGGGCAAAGCCTGTGTACCGCAACACCTTACTACCAATGCCTTCGGCCTCTACTTTAGCAAGTCTGCGAAATTCGACCAAGGATTGGTGATACACACCACCAGTACGGAGACCAAACTCCAGTGCAGAACCATAATCCGCGATTGAATCCCGTAGTGCCTTTGCAAAGGGGCTGATACCGGCCAACACCAATGTATTCATTGGTTGTGTAGCATTAGAAATGACAGCAACACTGAGTTTTGAAAATGCTTCGAGATTCTGTACGAACACCTCCCACCCTGGCTTGCCATGGGATACTATCTGGCTGCCAGGGCCGATGCTGCGGCCGAGGAATAGCTCAGTGTAGAGACGAGCAAACATACTGTCACCACCCTGTTCTTCAACTAGGTCTAACAAGGCGTGGATGTTCTGGTCCTTAGGACCAAAGGCTCTGGCCTCCTCGATTCTTCGGATGGTAGACACTTGATGCTCTATATCAACAGCCATATCCTGTCGCCAGCCCGGTAAATCAACTCTACGGGGGCTCTCAAGGGTATGGACTTTACGGCCAGAAACCCTAATCATGTTCAACAGGCCACGGGCCTCCGAAACCGTACTAGCCTGTCCAGTGGACATTAGGTGTTTTATTGCGTTCTGCTCTCCGTGGCCCCTCAAGAAGTCAGGACGCCACATCCTTGGAAAGTGGAAAGGCACGCGGGGGCCAACCTTGACACCTACAGCAGATGCCTCAGTGTAGAGAAGGTCATCAATGACAGTGTTAACCGAGGCAAAGTTCCTGACGGTCTGGTCCTGTGCAGCGATGCCAAAGGCTCTTTGACCAATGTACTGTTCTGTCAGTTCCACTGAAGGGTTCAGAGAAGCAAAGCCACCACGATAGTCAGCCATACGCTTCGCAGCACGAGTCTCGTAGGTGTTCCTAGTACCTTGCAAGATAGAATCTAGCATATTGGCCGCAGGCCCATTTCTCCGAACAGCCTTGCTACCGCTTTCGATGGCATACTTTCCAACGGCAGTTGTAAAAAAGGCGTTTTTAGCCTTTAGGGCCAGGTTTAGAGCTATGCTGCCCACTATAGTTTCCCCATCTGCTCCAACAACTCATCCACAGAAGTTCCTGACTGGAGCTTCATAACCACAAGGTCATCTATTTCCACGCCAGCGGCCCTAAGTTGTTGCAGCTTTGCTTCAACCTCAACACCGAACTGCCCGCCAGGAAGGCGTTGCTCTAACGCCTTCGCTCTGGCTCTGAGCCGCTCCATCTTCTCCCTACCAACGGCCTTTTGGGAACCTTTGACGAAGGTTTGAGATTCGATTTGTTCGAGCTTGCCTAGGTAGGCTTTGCTCAGCTTTGTCTGGTACTTCCGTTTAGCCGCCGCGTCTGTGATTTTGTTAACCGTTCTCAGGATTGAATTTACGCCGTCCCGTAACAGGGTGTTATACTTATCCCTGATTTGGTCAGCAGCCATGGAGATAAAATCTTCCTGGGTCGGTTTGATGGCCGAGACTGCCTGAATACGCTCGTCAAGGGTAAGAACAACGTTGTTGGCTTCTTTTAAGGCTTGACCTACTTCAGTGGCCTGGGTGACCTGTTTAGTAACTGGTACAGATGCCTTGGTCGGAGGAAACTGCTTGACAGGGGCACCACGAGCAGCACGGAGAGCAGCGTCATTTATATCAGGGGCAAGCGCAGTTGGAGCCGCAGGTGGTGCAGCCGCAGGCTTGGGCACTGGTATCCCAGGCTTTGGTGTCACCGTCACAGATGGGTTGCTGGCCACACTGATAATGCTTTCACCAGTGTTTAGCCTGAGTTTTTCCAACTCCGTTGGAGCTCTGCCAGTGTAAGACCTAAAGGCTTTTTGACGGTTGGCTACTGCTTTGGCACTTGCTACGCCAGTTTTAAGTGCTTCAATATCCGCCTTCCCTGCCTCAACGGCCTTAGCAAACTCCTTCCGCTCCCGCGGAGACATAGCTGTTTTAGCCTTCGTGGCTGCTCGGTACTCACCCATAATACTAGGGCCGAATTTACCTGCTTCTTGCTCTGTAAGTTCAGCAAAGGGTTTGCCAACCCTCTTCACAGAAATTTCATCCAGTATCACGGACTTAGTTTTCTGCCCTGCCAAAGCCTGACTCAACTCCGTAGCTGTAGCAGGGGCCTGTGCTACGGGTGGTTTGCCACGAAGCTGGCGTGCCTTGCTTCGGACACCAGCAATTGCTCTGGGGACAAACGGCAAAACGGCGCTGAGGCCACCACCTATTAAGGCACCAGTCGCTATGTCTTTTGGTTCCCCAGTGTAAGCGCCAAAGGCAGCGCCAGCCTCCGTCGCGCCAGCAGCAACAGCGCCAAGTCTCCCGGCCGCAGCTACAGGTGCTAAAGCAGCCCCAGCGCCAGCAGCAACAACAGTTGACGGCGCGAGTCTGCCAGCAAATTCAGCCGTCTTACCTCCAATAGTCTCTCTTGTGCCATACTCTTCCAGAAGCTCCTGAATGGGAGCTATGTGCTCCCGCCAAGCCCTTCTGGCCTCTTCTGGAGAGGATGGACGAATACCAAGATTAGCAAGAAGTGCCCCAACTTCCCCCATGCCTTTACCAGCACCATACGCGCCAGCGGCCAGTGTGCGGGCAATTGGGCCGCCAATGGCTGCAAGCCCCTTTTCAACCGGCCTACGTTTACCAAAATCCTTTGGCAATTGTGCCCCGCCCTCACGCATAAAAGACCGCTTGAAGGAGGTCTTGGCTATTTCCTCTTCATTGAACGTGAGTTTCTGATTCCGCAAACGTGGCTTAACGTGCTTAACAAACAAGTAATTAAGCAATAGCTCACGCTTGGCAGGACCAAGCGCCTCTATCCTGTCACGGTGCTTCCGTGCAAATTCCAGTTCACCTGGCATGTTATTACTGCTCGAAACCTATCTCCTGCAAAGCAGAGCTTCCCATCAATGTCAGCATATCTTGTATTTCCTGGTTTGCCCGTTGGGCATTCTGCATTTCTAATAGGGCAGCCTTAGCTTCATCAGAATCCCCCTCACCAAGTTTTACATACTCTCGATACACCTGGCTGTAATAATTGAGCCGGTTGCTGTGAAACTTAGCCATGCTGGCAAACATTAAACCAGCTTTGCCCTGTGCCATGTGACCCTGGATTTCCGCGGCTGCAATGCCTCGTGCCTTAATGAACGCTAGTCCGTTTTGACGCCTCTTCTCCAATTGGTCCATCGCTAACTTGCCCTGTTGAACCAACAAAGCGTTCTTAGCCTGTATTTGGGTATCCAGCATTACAGACTCATGTTGGCGGGATGCCTGTCCCATAGATGTAGCATGTTCCTGTGCTTCTAGTTGTCCAGCAGAAGGTTTCAACCCACCAGTAATTCTAGCAACATCCTGAGCCTCAGCACCAGACAACAAGGCTCCGCCCGCAGCACCACCCATCTGAGCAGCCGCTTCAGGACTGCGACCAGCAACGGTTTGCATCCCCTTCAGAAGCGTGTTCCTCAGCATCGAAGCCGCATCCGGTGATGGTAACAGTTTACCACCCACGGTACGACCGGCTCCAGGTTGGCCACCACCCTGGCCACCGCCCTGCTGGCCACCCTGACCGCTTTTAACAATTGCATCATGGAAACCTGACACCTCAGGTGATGGCTCCTTCTTAGGAGCATCCGGAAGTGTAAACTGAACAAACTTCTCAGCCTCCTTCATAAACTTTTCATCTGTGACGTATGCCCGAATGGTCTCCTTGTCGCCGTTTTGAATGGCAAGAAGAAGCTGAGCTACTTTGTTGGACATTAGTGCTTTCTTCTGGGCAACCCGTGATGCCTTCCATCTACCCACCACCTCGCTAAGGTTCTTCATTGCACCAGCAACAACGGCCCCAGTTCTGGCCTGTTTCGTCGGAAATGAAAACCCCGTTTGAAAAGCAGGATGCTGAGGCCGCGGGCCTGCACCTGGTGCCTGAACCTGCTGAGGCATGGTTGCTCCTGCTACAGGAAACGGCGTAGCCAATCGCTGCGGTGCTCCACCGACCTGACCTGGAATCATTTGGACACCACCACCGCCAGGGCTGACAGCGGAGAGAAATTCACCTACACCCCCGACAGCCTTGAAGATGTTTTCAGCCTTGCTGGGCTTCTTATCGGGTGACTTCTTTTTCTTTTCTTCTTCGCCGTTGTGTGGCATAATTACATCCTCACTAACTACTAATCACCACCGCCAAAAATCCCGGCAAGTGTTTCAGTAAGTTCAGCCCCGCCACTTAGCAACGCCCCAACACCACCAAGGCCAAACTCCTTACTGACAATCCCCGGTGTCGTGGTAGCCGCCCCAAAACCTAAATTCAACAACGGACTGTACTCTGGACGAGTCCTGATAAATTCGTTCATCAGTCGGTTGATGGACTCCTGGTCAAGACCTTGCAGATATTCACCAAACTCACCGCCCATACCTGTAAGAAATTGTCCAGCGCCAAGCTGACGGCCACGGGCGGACTCCATCGCGCCAGTTTCCATCATGGCAAGCAAAGCATTCTGGTCAAGAGCCGTCTGGGACTGAAAGTCCGTCATTGCTGTCCCGAATGGGCTCCCAGCCAGGTTGCCTGTGAATGCAAACTCCTCACGGAGCCCAGCCTCACGTTGGCCGATATTCCGCTCCTGCGCCGCAATCATGGCTTGCCATGCGGGCAGTTGAGAAATGGGAAGCCCCGTTTCAGAGAACTGTTGCATAATATCGAGACCTGGCTGGCCTCCACCGCCCTGACCCTGGAAGAATTGCATAAGTTGTTGGGCGACAGGATTCAAGGGAGCAGAGACCTGGCCAGGGCCAGTGGCACCACCACTGGGTAGCTGTGCTTGCAGATTGAACGGAGTTGCCCCCTGGCCTGTTTGGGTGCGAAGCCAGTTGATGAAGTCACCAGCAAACCCCGGGAACGTTTGCGGAATCTGTGAAAAACCACGACCAAGGTCCCGAAGGCCAGTCGGCAGTGTCCCACCAGCTCTTTCACCTGAGGGCGCTTGTGGCACCATACCTGGCTGACTTGCAGGCTGATTTACAGGAGGCAAATTATTCTGCGGCAGGCCCGGCAGTGCAGGAAAATACTGATTAGATGCACCGCCTCCACCCCCACCTCCACCTCCAGCGCCTCCGCCTCCACCAGGCCCAAAGTTTGGAAACATGCCCTTAAACATATCACCTTGCTGCGGCATCGTACCTCCTAACCAGGCAAATCCATGTAACGGCGTACAATGGGACGAAGTGCCTTCTCTTGCCGCCAGTCCTCACGCTCACGCCGCTTCTTACGCCCAGCAATCAGGCCAGGCCTCTCAGGGTATTTTGGGTCGCCGTGAAGCATAGCATGGATAGCAGCAGCCTTTTCATACTCAAGCAACTCTGCAAAGCCACGCTCCGCGGCAGACCAACAAAGAATTTCATTCCAGTCCCTTGGTAGTAGAATTTGTGTAATCTCAAGGGCAGAATCATTTATGGGATGTTGGCGCAGTAGCCTGGCCTGTACCTGATAAGTTTTGTCAGGGACAGGAATAAAGCCAACCGTGTTACCGAATCGGTACCAAGAGTTTGGGGTTGCGTTGAGTATCTGGAACTTGTCGGCCTCCTGATAACTGGTGTTCCGCAACTTACGGCGTAATAGATTAGTTGGGGGGTCAATCCACAACATAATATCCAGGGTCGCAAGGTTGAAATCCCCAACTGGAACCAATTGAACCGGAAAGGCGTATTCCTGGGCACCAATAGTTAAATTAAAAGTTGGACCCAAAACCTCCAACTCATCAAAATCGTCCCTAAATTCAGTGTTACCAGAAACTTCGAGGATTGCATCCCGCAGCCAAATCCTTGCCCGTGCAACATCACTGGTCCGGTTCTCAACCTTAATGATTACATCATCTGCAAGACTGCCGATAGTGGCAGGGTTCGCTACGGTTGTTGGACTACCGACTATTACCATGTACTTTTACCTCCCCATTTGCTTCCGTTGCCATCAAGGCGCTCATAGGCTAAGGCACGTACCTGGGCGCGGGTGAGTTGTGTATAGGCCACGGCTCCTAGTTCGCCTCAGTCGTGGTGTTGGCTAGGGGTTGGGACACCAAAATGTAAATCCTCGCCTGCCCTGCGCTGGTATCGGCGTGGTCGCCGCCTGTGAGGTCGCACTGAATCTCTATATCCCCACTTGCTACGAGCATGAAGGGGGCAAATTTGTCCGTAGTATCAAACAGCAACGCACCCTTACCTCCGCTTGCTGTCGCATCGTGTAACTCGTACACCGTAGCGGCGGAGAAGAAATTGTCGTCCAGCGTGAGGTCGTTGGCTGAGCCTGCTGCTGTCCCGACCGAGCAGACAGCGGCTGACACTGGCCCTGTTCCTGCCCAAGCAACCACGACCGTTCCCACAACGTCGTGAATCATGGTGTTGGCTGGTAGCGTCCATAGGACGAAGTCGTCCGCCGTTGCCGCAGCAACTAAGTCGGTGTGGTCAACCTGTTTGAAAATCCAGCGGGGTTGATTTGATAAGGAACCTTCTAACGGATTGCCGACTGCTACTACAAAAGCATCGTCTGTCTTGAGTGTGTCAGCGGCGCTACGGTAGAGGTTGGTGTCAACAGCAGAGTCTCCCGGCCCCCAACTTTGTTTCCCTCCTGCCGTGATTTGCCATCTGTTAGAGGTATCTCCTGTAACTACTGAATGAAAACCAACGTCAGTAGTCGCACTTGCCCGCTTTTGGAGACTTGTATTGGGGGAGTTAGGCAAGCGAAGAATAGCTCCGCTTCCAACCCAATCCAACGCCGCTTCTTGGTTGGGGCCAAACTCAATTCCAGATTTGTCGCGGCGGATTCGGAGACGAAGGTTGGAGCCCGTGTCGTCATAGAAATCAGAATGGGCAGTGGAGGATGGCGCTCGATACTCCGTCGCAGAAAAAGGCCCACGCCGAAGAGTGCCAAGAGATTGGAGCGCAGGGGAACCATCCTGCCGGTGGCCTTCCCAGTAGTTGTCTGAACCACTGTCGGTTATCTCGGTAGAGAAAGCCCCAATCACGCCAATGTTGAGAAACCTATTGTGGGTAGAGTTCGCGTCGGCGGTTATGAGTTTGACGGCGGAGGCACTGAACGCCGGAGTGCCAACACGAGAGAGCCTGTCTTGAAATGTCCCGTCGGTCGTGTTGACTAATTCAAGGCCGTTTCCGACTCCCGAACCAGCGTCGTTGGGTGTGCCCAAACTAAAACCTCTAAAAACTGGGTATTCGCAGTTCGTGCACTTGACTTGGGGTTTTTCTCCTCTACCTTCCGTTTGCCAATTCGTGAAGGAAAAGTCAATGGAGTTTATAAATTCATAACAAATAGCGTTGCGGTTGCCGTCGCAGAAAGATACATCAAACTCACTGCCAACAAGACGACCCTGAAAGAGTTGGGAAAATCCACCACGCCGGATACTAGAGTAAATATTGGTCAGGGAAGACGAATGGAATCCAGAAGCATCGAACGTGCTGAAGTCTGCTGTATCGGTCTTGAGGCAGATAGTATCGAAGTTCCATGCTCCACCGGCACCAGGGTCGCAGTAGAGGCGATTCACCGTGGAGAATTTGATATTCCCTTCGAGGTAGATGAAAGTGTCGTGAAACTCGTTGTCACCCTCGACCAGTATGTCCTCAAGGTCAATCTGTAAGAGTTCAAACAGAATTTCGGCCTGAGTGGACTTGAGTGTGGGTTTGTAGTTAATTGCCATCGTTCCCGTAACGCTCGGGAGCTTGAAAGTGAGATTACTAATGGATTGATGCCATGCCCGTGTAGCAGATACTTCCCATTCTACTAATGCTCGATTGGTTGGGAAGGTAGGCCCACCTGTGATACGAGCGCAACGAAGGCTTACACCTACCAAATGGACTATATTAGTTGGTGTCAACCCTGTGCGGGGCAGGATTAGGGGAGACGAAATTAAGTAGTTGCCACAAGGAAAGGACACCGGTGTTCCCTGAATACCAGCGGACCCTATAACCTTGGCCGCGTCAATCGCAGCCTGAATCGCTGCTGTGTCATCAGTTATTCCATCCCCTAGCGCCCCAAAACTCTTTACTGAAATAGGGTTTGTTCCATTTGCAATGCAGTTAGTCATTCCAGAAAGACGCAAACGGATACAATCAAGGTCGGTGTTATACCAAACATCGCCTTCTACCAGCGTCATTGTTCCTTCTTGTGCTGTGGTACGTTCTGTCAGACGAAGTTGACCAACTCCAGAGACACCAACAGTTCCACAAAAAGTAATCAGCCTGGTTGTTGTGTCGTAGTAAAACTCCCCCACCGTACAACCAGATGGCACTGCTGTAGAACCAGTCAACAGGTAACTACTGGAGCTTGCCAAATGTACATCTTCGATGGTGGTATCAGCCAACCCAGGGACAGATATTAAAATGTCGTATACCCCTGGAATAGCGTAAAATGTATAATTCCCAAGGGAATCAACAGCAAATGGGTTAGACAACGACCCACCAACGGCCGTGGAGAAAATTCCACCTGGGGGTTTTGTGGTTGTATTAGGCAAAAACACAGTTATTGCAGCAGTCGTAATCGGCGTGCCAGTAGAACTAAGAACTACATCTCTGTGAGCCGTGAGACTTAGTTGAGCATCCGCTGTGGATGACAAGAGCAGCAAAGTGAGCAAAAACAGAAGCAGCTTCCTCATTCCATCCTCCGAACTGTTTACACTATAAACAGTTTGATAGCTATGGTTCCAACAGTGGCTTTTAGTGTTATTTGACTAACTGTCGCAGCCACAGTCCCGTCGTAAACATCCACAGCAGCAGCCTTGACCATTACTAAATAACCTGCTGGTAATCTGCCAAGACCATGAGTCACTGTGAAATCGGTATTTGGTGTGCCAGGGGTTGTCACAGAAACCCAAGTGCCTTCAATGTTCTCGGAGTCAGTACCGTCACCGAATCCGATTCTGCCGTTCAAGGCCCTGGCAATCTCCTCATGTTGGCGTTTCAGGGTCAGTAGTAAGTCACGAAACCACGCCTCGTCGTAGCGGCTGGGGACTCTAACCTCCAACGTAGGTGCAACTCTACCCACGCTTCTCACCCGCAAGGCTGTAAATGGGAGCGAATTCTACAAAACTAGCATTCGCTCCGGCGTCGCCGCTCACTTCCCAGGTCAGGAAAACCCCGTTGACTTTGAATGCAATAACCTTTGACAACGCTCTACCAGTACCAGTACCAACGGCAACAGTTTGTGTCTCCGACTGCCCATCCTCATTCGTGACCTTGAGGTCAAAGGTCACTGGGCCGTTGTCAACCATCCCAAGGCGGAACTTTACAATGGTTTTCCTGTGCCGTCGGCTACCGAGTGTAAGCTCGCCACTTCGTATTAACCAATTGGACTCTGACACAGTACCAAAATCAAACAGCCCAAAGGTTCCGTCGTCAAAGCCGATTCCAAAGGAATCCAAGGGATTGTTACTTTGCAGCGTAGCTGGGGTCCACTGCTGGTCTTGAATAGTACCAATCAGGTCAAGAATGCGAACCAACTCTGCGGCAGAGAAATCACCCATGGTCCTGATGATTCTATCAAAAGTAAATCTTGTCCAACTCTCCTCGTTAAAGTTGTAAACCCAGGTAGAGCCGTTTGGTATGTTAAGCCAGTAGGCCAAGAAATCATTGCCATCAATACCTGTGGTAATAAATCCCTTAACAAGGTTCAGATTAGCCAACAACAACTCAGCCATAATCCGTTTCTTTGCGCCAACACGCCCCCTGAATCCTTGCAGCGGAGCATCTCCAATGCCAATTGATTCACTGGCATTGAACATATAGATATTGTCTTTGCCAACATAGCAGGCTATTTGCTCGCCATAAAAAGCCAGAGAATGCGGAGCAATGTTACCTTTGGCACGGGAAGTCAGCGGCCTGAAATCAAACGGTCGCAGCCCAAGACCTGTGGGAATGACCTGCGTGATGCCCCACTGCTGCATAATATAACCGTTTTGGTATAGTTTGCCCATTCCAGCAATGGGGCCAAGGTCGTTGAACAGGTCATTGACACCAGCATTAAAGCCGGTCCAATCTGTGGTATCACCTGCGGCTGTCCACCTAACACGCTGATGCTGTACACCAGAATCAACAAGGTTGCCAACAACTAGGTGTTTGTTCAACTCCATCATAAACTTTGCTGGGACAGCATTAGCATCTGCATCCGCAAATGTTGCAGTGCTACCGTCCCACACCTGCACTTTGTCAACACCTTGACAAAACAAAAGCTGATTAGCTACAACTGTCCAAGTGAACAGGTCATCCACACCACCAGTAAGACCTCCAGCCTTTGTAATTTCAGTCCAACCTGTTCCACTTCCATCCCAACGGAATAGTCTATCTTCCCCGATTCGTACCTGAATACGAGTTCCATCAGAACGAAAGAAATCTGCGATGCCATTTGGTGGCTCTGTCGGGGTCGAGGGCAAGGCATTCAGAGTCGTATACCCGGGCCGTGTAGAAGCCCTGCCCTTGCGAAGAATCATGTTAAGGCATTCTTGAAACCCCTCTCGGCCAATCAAATCTGAAGCGACTTCAGACTGGATACCACCGAAGGGCCCAAGCATCTGATACTCAGGGAGTTCATGGGAACGGAGTTCTCCCTCAAACTGACGAGTAAACTGGGAGGAGCCCATTAACCTTTACTCACTGTGACCACCAACATATCAAACTCGATGGTCCCAGTACCACTGCCATTTTTGATTCCACTCTTGACGGTGATTGTGGAAGCAATGCTCTCTGTGGGTTCAGTGCCTGAAATCTTAACTGGGACGTTGAATCCAGCAGACCCTTGACCTATTGCTCTCTGGGAACTAGAGCCAACGATGATAACATCCGCTGTCAACAGCCCACGAATAGTGTTCTGAAAAGCACCAGAATCACTATAGGCTAGTATCTCAGTAGCGCCAAATTCGAGAAGGGCTGTTGGAGGACCTCCCGCAGCAACGGTCATTTTGTAGCGGGCGACCACCCTAATATAACAACCAGTTACAAGGAAGTTACCAGGAATAGAGATTTGGTTGCCATCACCCGCAGTTATAGAACTCACAGTGACAAGCGAAGAATCAACAAAAGTCCTGTTAATTGACACTAGCGACCAGGCCGAGCCTGTCCACCGATACAACTTCCCCTCATCCTCCGCAAAGAACAAAGCTCCAATGTTGGCGTTGCCAAAATCCGCCTCAGGTGTCTCACGGTTGGCAATCTTACCTGCGCCGAAGGCTCCGATGCGCTCTGCGGTGTCCTCCTTGTCCCGACGAATGTTTTGGCCCAGCAGATTGGCAGCTTGAGTATCTGCTGGAATGTTATTGTCCCAGGGTCTCGTAAAGGCCATGCTAGATAACTCCCTGCTCTGTCTTAAAATTACGAATTGGCAACTCAAAATGGCCCATATCCCGTTTCCGCCACTGCCCACCCCACCTCAAACCCAGGGCCTCGCCTATTTTGCCAAGACGTTGCCAGACAGGGTCTTTAGCGTCAAAATTCAGCTTGTCAGGGCCGTGTAGGTCATATTGCTGATACGGCGCTACGTCAATGGCAAGAGCCTTGCCAAAGGGATGCTGCGGCAAATGTCGTGAGTTCTTAGTCCAACTCCGTCCTGCCTTCAACAACTTCGTTTGCTCCGCAAGGGTACGGCCTGTAAATATAATAACCAATGGAATCCGTGCCTCCGCACAGCGGGCGAGAAATTCGACCGCTATCGGACGGAACCGTGGGTCTAGGTCATTGAGTTTTTTGCTCATAGCGTCGCCAGAGCAAGAACAAGATTAGAAAACCCAACCCAGCTAACAGCACAGTAATTATCCGCAGGTTGCTGGGCGGGGCAGGCACAGTCAGGTCAACATTGACCTCGTTTGACGGGCCACTTTCGATGGAGAAACGCTCAGCAGTCGCGGTGTAGAAATAGTTTTTGCCCACTGGCACAGCAGTATCCGTAAAGGTGAGTACCAAAATTGGGCTTGAGTTAAGTTTGGCGCAGCTCGCGTCTGGTGGCACACTCGTACAACCACCCACCACTTCTGAGCGGTAGGCATTGTAGGTAACACCTACCGAAGGCGAAGCGTCCCAAGCGAGTTCGACCTTTCTTGTCGCTTGAGCATTTACATCACTGCCAACAGAAACTATCAAAGTCACAGCCAGTCCAGCAATCAGTAGCCAACGCCGTTTCATTTCAGTTTCTCCATTTACTCAGCGTCCAGAACCAACTCCCAAGAATTAGACAAAGCAGATGAACTGACATCTCCTAGTTATCTCGTAACACAAAATTCCATCCAGCAGAAGCTATGACACCACCAGCTGCACTTTTTGCCTGTATCACAACATCGCTTTTCTCTGCTACCAACAGTGTGTTTTCAAAGTCGTGCTGAGCATCACTTTGGAATATACCAAAATTGAATTTAGTCTGGAAAACCTCTCCCAGTACCCGCACTCGTAACCGGAACGAAGCATCATCATTCTTTCCCACATCGCCGAACATTTTCCCTATAATCATGGTCTTTCCGGCTGGTACGGTGTAGTGGGTCTGAAGGGTTTGGTTGACGGCAATCTCTATCTGACCAATTACGTTTGCACCAGCGTCTTTGGCTATGATGACTCCTGCATTCCCTCCTCCACTACCTGCGGTAACAACAAACATACGATTAAGGCGCAGGAAAGTGGCTGTGGTATCCACAGGGTTAGTGCCATCCATAGTTACAGTTTCTTCTACTGGATTGTAGTCACCATCCAAGCCAATCAGTCGAACGGTGAGGGCACCCGCCATTCCAGCATCGTCGGTTGCTCCGCCTTCTACCGCTAGGGTTTCGGCAGAAGATAGATAAGTTTTCGCACCACTGTTCGTCCAAACATCTTCATAGCTCGTGCCTACACCAGAGTTCATCCCAAATTTGTTGTCGGCGCTGTAACGGCTACGAAGCCCTGTGGCTACTGGCCAAGGGGTTTGAGCGGTGAGAAAAACTACTGAGATTATAAGGACTGCAATCAAGCTAATGCGTTTCATCTTCCCTCACTGGATGTACGAGGCACCAACCGAGTAGGTCGCTTCATCAGCATCAGCCACCGCTATTCGAAGCACCCAAGTACGAGGCAACGCGATAGACACAGCTTCGGTGCCATTGAAATCAGCGGCCAGGACACCCGGATAAATCAGATAAATGTCCGTTCCTACTGCCGTGGCCGCAGCCGCAGCTGTCCAAATAGTTACGTCTTTCCCCGATACTGGGTCTTTCATCAAGATGCTGGGAGTAAGGCCCACGCTGGCCGCATCAACCGTGATGTCCAGAATTATCATTACACCCCTAGCGTTGTAGTTTACTTGGTCGGTGGAATCAGTTTGGGCAGTGCGGGCAGCGGAGGCAAGTAGGGTTACTTCTTCGTTGTTACGCTCGCGGTCCCAAAGAGTACCGTTAAAAAGAAACCCGGCGACAGCTAATTTTCGTGAAGCTGTAGAAGAGATAAAAGGCTGAGCTATACTGTTAGTGTCACCGTCGCTGCCGGTGATAGTCTGTCCAAAGACGAGTACTCCCTCGTTAGTTGTGAGCAGAGTCTGCGCGTTGGTGCCATCTGAACCAGCAACTAGAACTGGGCTACCCGCTACTGCTGCTCCATCCGCTGCTGCGCCTGTGGTGGGTGATTCAGAGATATACCCCAACAAGGTAGCGTTGACCGTTCCACCGGTAAGCACGGTAACGTTTAGCCGAACATAGAGTGGGTGCCCGGTTGTAAACACCGATATTCCACTGGAGGTGCAGGTCTGCCCTGCTATCAAATCCGACCAGGAGGAGTTATCCTCTGACTGTTCTAGCTTCACCGTACAGGTCGCAGGAGTGGAGACTGCGACCCAACGTATTCTCCACTCGCTTGCTCCTGTACTTCGGACTAGAACTGAGGTTCCAGTCGTGACAGAGGAAAAAGCTATCTGCTGAAGCACAACAGGGTTATCCGCCCTTAAGGGGAGGGCAAGAACCAACCCTAGAAGTAACGTCGAGAGAAACTTACGCATACCAATCCTCCTTAATCTGTAGCAATCAAAACCCGACCTGAGTCAATAGTGTCAACAATCAACCCTGGTATCCAAAGTGGCCTTGCAAAGGCTGTTTCTACCGGACTGAACTCTGAGTTACCTTTTCCTGACCACACGATATTGCCGTTTGCATCTTTGACTATGGCTGTATGTGCCGCGGCGGAGTATTCTACAAAGGCAATTGAGGTTACCTTGATACGGCCTGTGTAGATAACGTCAGCTGCGGCGGTGTCGATAGACCAAACACGTCCGCTAATATCATTTGCCACGAAGCCCTCCCCAGCGCCTTTTGCTTTTTTGAGGGATACGACCCTCAAGATGTTTCATTTTCATGTCGTTGGTGAAAACATCCCACATAACATCCATTTTGGTCTTAACTTCACCAATCCAAACACTCAGACGGATAAGCTGTACTACACCGCCTATGATTGCTGCCAATTCCACAACCTCAACAGCATCTCGAATGTTCAATGAAACCTCCGCTGGAACCTCCGCTACTGGGTTATGAATTTAAGAAGCTGCTGTGCAGCCTCCGTGTTTTCGTTAAGGGCGAGAACTACCTCCTCCAAATGTTCATCAAGTTTGTAGAGAATCCAAAAAATGCCAAGAGTACCCAAAGACACAGTTCCATCCTTGGCCATTCCTGTATTCTCTTTGTTCAGACTTGGCAGGGCCATCATTGATTTGTCACCTTCTCACAGGCCGCGCAACTTGTAATCCCCTGGCCGCACAATCCACCGAGGCACGTTGGGCCTGTTCTGTCGTTCCCAACTTATGTGCCCCATCACCATAATCGTTTTGGTAAAAGCCAGAACCCCGAAAGTCGAAGCAGCCCGTTGAAACCAGCTTCACCATTGGCTCTCCGCAGCAAGGTGGAGGAGGTTGCTTGTCAACGTAAACCTCATAACGCTCAACAACCTTCCTGCACCCTTTGCAGCCATACTCGTAGAGTGGCATTACGGGAATACCTTTATCTCAACGCGCCATTCCGGCTCATGAACCAGCGCGCTACCAGGGTCGTCAGGGGGTGAAGGAGGCACCGCCGCAACCTCCCTCACTTCAAGGATTACATCTTGTACCTTGTACCGCGTCGTAACACCCGTTTCCACGTCAAGGTAGTCAACAAGTGTACCCTTAACAGGCAAGTAAGCTAGGCCCGACACGAACAGGAATGTATCTGGAATGACGTAGAAATAACATTCCCGTGTAGAGAACTGCTTACCAGACATCCCTCTTCCACCTACGCGACTGGGACTGCAATTGAGAGGCCGTTGTCTCCGACCTCAGCTTCGGCGTCATCCTCACAGAAGTTGCCGTTCCAATTGTCGCTGGTTCCAGCAACATAGACGGCGGTACTGTAATCGCCACCCATGTAATTCCCGGTAACTACGTTGTTACTCCCACCACTCAAGCTGAGATGTTTCGTAACCGCGTTCTCGCCATTCGGCCCGAAAGTGCAGCCTTGGACATAACTACCCTTTAGGGCAGCCACGATGCCGTTTTTGCAATCTCGAAACCAACAGCCCAGGATGTGACCCTGTGGGAAGGTAAAACCACCAGGTTCGTCGGTAACAGCAGCCAAACCTGCTGTTGGGAATAGTTGGAACTCACAGCTGACAATCCGGAAGTTCCCGACTGCCTTGAGGGATATACCATCACAGCCAGCTACTGCGCCATAGATTACGCAGTGGTCTACCGTAAGGCCCGGTGCCCAGTTGTTACTGCCGGTTGAAGAGGCCGCCGCCATTTCGGCTCGTAGGCAGATAGGAGCACCGACGTCCGCAACGATGCGGAAACCACTAACCCGCCAGCCCTGTGAGCGGATGAATAGAGTGTGTTCAGTGCCCGGTTGGTTGAAGAGTTGTGGGTTGTCGTAAGGTAGCGGCCGAGTGGGGCTCGCACCAATCAGATTGCAAAATCGCCCCCGCCCTGCGACTGGTACAGTGACAGCGGTCATACTACCCAAACTCTGCCCAGTAGTCATCTTTTCGTTGTAGCTACTCGGCATGACGATGATGGAATCGAAGTCTTTGACAGTATCCAAGGCTTTCTGAACCGTAGCGAAGGCCCGGTCGAGTGAAAGCCCAGTCCTACCATCGTTACCATTGATTTTATCCACGAAGTAAACCTGGTTGAAGGCTATCAGACCCATACCATCTGCACCAGGGAGTACAGGTACTCCAGCACTTACAAGCCCACTAAAATGTGACAATGCCATCTCTTTTCTCCTTTTTACAAAACTCGGTGCCGTGCTACTAGGCTCAAAACAACCACCCTATCTACCAGCCGCAAAGTGGTAGTATGGGACGAGACAACTGAGGGCGTCAGCATGACAGGCAGCACGCTGAACATTCCACCTCGCTCCCGCTCCGACCACGGAGTTGCAGCACGGCACCAAAAGCATACTACAACTCCCTGTTGTCCTCTTCATCTCGTTTCAGAATGTCAAGCGGCTGCATTTCTGTCTCTTGACCGAACTCCAAAATGTCTGCGATAATGCGCTCCCGCTCGAACATAATGGGATTGTCATAACATTCGTGGTCAATACACAGCAGCAACCCCTGTTGCTTGACAAGCAGGGATATAGGGTGGTCCAATCCACATCTGTCGCAACGGGCCCAGGGAATGCCCTGGATACCACTGCCACCCTGTTTTGGCATAATGTTTACCTCGTAAACAGTTAGCCAACGTCAGTTCTAGTTACCAACTGCTTTAAGGCCCGTTGGAACCCCAGGTTCCCAGCCAGGAAGTAGCACCTGAACTAAACCGCATGAACGAAATTTGCTTGATGCTCCGGGTGTCGAAATCATCAGCAAAGTCCTCGTCCAGCGCCTTACGGGTAAAGTGCTTCAGTTGGTGGGACTCCTTATCACAGACCATGAACCAGGCAGACTGACTTGTGAAGTAGTGGCAGATAAAGTAATTCAAATCCTCTTTGATGAGGGCATTGATTTCGTTATCAGCCGTGAAGGGCCTATGTGGCGAGCCCAAAATCTCTCGCGCAATCCACTTCAACTCAGGTGGAATGACAAGGTACTTTGGCTTCAAAACCACCGGCAGCCCTTGGCTGTCAATCAACCGCTCAAACTGGTTAATTGAAAGCTGGATGGAGGTGAAACTCAGGTCAACATCCGTCGCAGGGCGGTTGGGGTAAGTACCAACCGCACCAATGACGTTAGTCAGGCCCGGGCCGACGCTAGTCGCCGTTGTACCCCCTAGCAATGGGTGTTGGTTGTTGAAGAGACTCACACCATCGGTGGTTGTGACAGTGGTAAAGCCGAGGTTAAAGATGTTCCATGTCTGCTGTTCCTTCGTGAAATGCGCGGAACGAGCCAGTGCCTTTGGCACCTGCATGATGATGTTGTACTGGTCATCTTCATACAACTCCCACGAGGTGCGAACACCAAGAGCATAGGTAGTATGCAAATACCGCTTGGTACCACCCTGGATAGCATCTTGGTAGGTCACCGACTCCGCTTCGGGTTTTTCTGGCATCGGGCCCAGGCCGGAAAACTCCACTTCATCTTCGTATGCCTTGTCACTGTCAGGCATATTGAAGATGTGAGAGTATTCCTCATCACGCTGGAGCAAATCCAGCCAGTGTACGAAGTTGTGATGGAGGCCAGGGGCCATCAACTGCGCGAACTGCCCACGTACCATTGTCATCGGTTACATTTCTCCTTTTGAACAAACAAAACTACGCCACCATCTGGGCAGCGGCTTCAAGAACCGTGAAAAACACCCCACGTGCATCGTCAGGATGCAATCCAACGATGGTGACCACAATCTGGTTTGCGCCGGTGGCCGTCCGGTCAACATACCAACTGCCATCGGTGTCACGGGTTAGGCCAAAGGTCTTGCCTATATCAGCAATGACCGGTGTTTGGGCTGGACCAACCTGGCCAGAGAAAACCGTGTCAGCAGCAGCCATTTCCACCCCGATACGCCCATCTACGAGGGGAGCGCCGCGTGGAATGTTAATGGCTAAAGTCTGGTGTTGAACACTGCCGAAGCTGAGTTCAACACCGACACCAACTGTAACTAGGTTGTTCCCAGGCTCCTTGTTGAACCCCGCCAAGGCACGGGTGTTGTCACCAGCACCGTTGTCATCCAGTGTAAGGGCCTCCTCAAGACCGCCGTCAGCGGAGGCAAGGAAAACTGGCACTCCACGGAGGAAAGTCTCACCCACACCTTCAGTAAGGCGCCGCATGACGGGTTGATTACCGCTAACCGTACGAGTTGCGAAAATTACTGCACTTGCCACAGTGGCCTCCTAAATCCGAATTTTACTACTCTTTCCCCCCAACCAAAGCCTCAGTTTCAGCTTGACCGGGGACGAAGGTCGTGATTTTTGGTGTCGCGGGGGAGCCAACTCTACTAAGCTCCTCGCTAACCATCTTCTTTGCCCGTTTCAGGAACGCCGCCTTGGAAATACGGGCAACTGCCCGTTGTTCGTTGTACTTCAAGGCCCCAAGGTACTGTTTCCTCGAAATCTTCATCAACACCAAATCACCATAGACAATCTGGCCGTTCTTGATGAGATACTCAGGAATAGGTTTACCGTCAGGACCAACAACATCCTTGGACGTTACCTTGATAAAGCCCATGGCTTCCATCTGGTACAGGCGTTGGCCCTCCCCCGCAACACGGTTAACCCACCGAAACTTCAATAGTGGGTTTCGAGGACGTAGGTCAGTGTAATCAGGCAGAACCAGCGGCCTTGCCTCAATGGCCTCGTCAGGGAGCTTTGCTGCTGCCTGCTTTGCCACCTCAGCTGCCTGACTAGGCACTAGGGGGGGAACCCCCGGTGTTGGAACATTCTTACTTGTTACTGCTGGGCCTGATTTTTGTGTGTTGTTAGGCTGCATGGACCACCATTCCTTCCTTCTGTTTTAGATATTCCGCGGGTGTCATTCGCATCCGCTCAGCGACTTTCTTTTCCTGGTCGTTGAGTTTGCTCTCCGGCGTTGCGCTAGGGTCAACCTCTGGCACATGCGGAGCACCACTAGAGGCTGGCTCAGTGAAAAACTCGTTCTTCCCTTCCTTGGCATCTGCCACAAACTCATTGAGGTGGCGACCCTTGACCATGAGAATGGCATTCTCCCAGGTCTGAAACATCGGACGCTGTTGAAGAGGGACGGTTTTCATTAGTTCCATTATTTCGTCGCCAAATTTGGCAAAGAGCTTTGGATTCCGTTGCCGAATGAACATCTCAGCAGTCTGGGCCCCCTGCGTGAACATTTGCAAAGCCAACGGAGTTAAGCGTTGGGTAAGGGCCGCATCTGGGTCTTCCCAGAAGTCAATCGGCTTGTTTGGGTCTGGAGCAGCGGGCACTACCGGTTTGTTGAGTGGATTTGCTGGGTCAAGAGCAGCATCAGCTTTTGCCTTTGCGGCATCACGTTCTGCGTTTGCGGCCTGAAGTTCTTGTTCCTTAGTCACGGCCAAATCCTGAGCGGCTTTCAGGTCTGTCTGAGCAGTGGTACCTGCTTTCATCACCACTAGGATTTGCTCGTCAGTCAAATCTTTCCACTCCGGTGGAAAGGTCGAGTCATTTCTGTCAATCAACGGCATGATATGCCTCCTGTTAAGGTAATGCTGCCTCTGCGGCTGCTAAAGTTTTCTTTTCAAAATCCTTCTGGTCGCTCATCTGCTTTTCGATGCCCTTTAGGTCCCTTTCCATGTGGATGATACCATCCAACACGGCCAAGGCCCCTTGGGCACGATGGATAAGGATTGGATTACTGGAAGTCATTAGTATGTTCTGCTCCTTAGCAATAAGCTCCTCAATCCACCTATTGAATACCCTCGCCCCCGGCTGTGCCACCCACGCCAGGAGCTTGTGGCGGTTGTCCACCAGAACTGGTCTCACGTTTCACCTCCGGTATGAGCCTGTCTGTCTCACTTCGTCCGAAATTGCGAAGAACATCCTTCATAAGAGCATTAGAAGCCTGGACGGCTTCCCCAAGATACTGACGGACTTCCTCTGGAATCATCACGTTAGAGGCACTTTGCAGCAAGGAAGCCACGGTTTGATAATGACGGGTCATCAAACCAACCAACATAATGTCATTTTGCTTTTCAACCTCACGGTTGACACTAGCAGTTGAGGCATAGATAGGTAACCCCATCTTGCCAGAGGCCATAAGCTCTAGGGCAGCCTTTATGAATTGGGCTTTCTCACCAAATTGGTCCACCCTATCACCAACACCAAAATGGGCATATACACGGGTGATGATACGTCCTAGTTTGGTGTGTGCATACCTCATATCTGTAACGTTCAAATCCGTCCGTGTGTTGCTCTCCTGAAGCATTGACAACGTACCCATGGCCGTGTACACACCACGACGACCGTGCATAACACCAGCACCATAGCCCTGTTGGTGCGGAGCTACTCCTGACAGCCTTTCTGCAAGGTCAAGTGTCATCCTCTCATCTTCGATAGTTACCTCACTCAATTCACCGTGAACGAGAGGCTCAATTTCGTCCTTTTCTGCTGGCAGTATCGCAGACGGGTAAATACGATAGCCCTGATGCAGTTTGCTGTCAGGATTAGCCCGCCAGATACGAGTATTAGCAATTGTCATGTTGTCCCGACGTTGGTTGTGGATAATTGACAACTCGTTCTGGAAATGGGACAAACGCTCACAGAAACCAAGACCATGGAACTGGTCATCACGGTAGTAGAGCCGAGCCGCAACAAAAGGCTCCATATTCTCCGGATAGAAGTTGTAAACTGCCCGGAGAATTGTGTTAGACTCAAGGTGGTAGGAGATTATTGTTCTGACAAGGTGGCCATTTATGAAAGCCTTGTACCAACACTCCCAAATGTCCCATTCCTTGTAGCCATAACCCACTGAACTTCGAGCGCCTGTGTCAGTTTCCTTTCTCTGCTGGGTACTAATCGGGAACGTGCGGGTTGGTTTGCCTAAAACGTAGTTTACCTTGTCCTGGGCATAGACCCCATGAAACGCCCGCTCCTTTAGTTCAAACTCCTGAATTCTACGACGGTGTATCTTAATGTTTGCGGCCTCAAGAGTCTTTGACGCTGGTGGAATGAAAAAGTCCTCAAAAGCTAGTTTCTCCGGACGAGGACCAGCGTAAATGGTGGTGGGAAGATAGGAAAAATTGCCCTGACCATCCCCAGCAACAAAATCCTCCCAGACTTTTTCGTATGGGGACTTGACTATGGAAGTGCCGAATTTGATTGCCTCACCAAACCACTCATGATAAACACGATAAAGGTCAAGTTCTGTTGGTTCGATGCCAACATATTCCAGAAACTCCTCAACTGCCTCTCTAAGCTCTTCCCCAACACCCTGGTGGGTTCCAAGCAGCTTTGTTACCCATAGGGGCTTCGTTTTGAAGACGTAGGACATAACTCTGGCAAGCAGTGTGTCAGAGTGAATAGCAATGACAGGAACCACCAAGTTACTTGCGTTATAGAACGGAAACTCCCGAATTTTCTCCAGAGGCGTCGCTTCGTAGAATTTGCGCCATTTACCAATTTTAGTTTGATATAACACGGAATACCCTGAAATCAGGCCGAGGATGTGTCTCCGAATATCCCTCTTGAGATACTCCTCGACCTGAGGGGTCAGGGTGACGCGAATGGGTGCTTCGGGCATTGACTATCCAGAGAGAATCCTGTCACGCTTTTCTGCATTGGATTGCCAGCGAAGCAAATCGTCTTGGGTTATTGGCTGTCCCAATCGAGCAAGAGCTAAGGCTCCTGTACCTACAACATCTTGCAGCATTTTGACCAGGTCAGCGGTCCGCTTATCGAGATAAGGGGTTGCCAACCCGGCCCCAAGATTCGTCAACAAAACAATCAAAGCTCCGAGTCCCATTACTCACACTCCTGTCCGCAACTGGAGCGAACAATTAAAATACTGCCGTTTAGTGTTGTCAACTCTGCCTCTACCTCAGACTGGGTAGCCTCACCAACCCTCCAAAGCTCGTAGATAGTAGTTGCTTGCCGGAAGGACGTATTTGCTCTTAGGAGCGAAATCCTGTAACTTTCTAGGCCGGAAGTAGAAAAACGGCAAGTAGCCTCTGCCGTAGAGCAAGCCTGTCTCTGTACGGAGTAGAAGTTAGTTGCGCTGTTCAACAACGCATCGGCGATGTTAATTGTGTGTCCAATTCGGTCAATTACTGATACCGGCGCAGTCGCGCTGCGTTGGCACCCAAGTGAAAACAACAGTACAATTGTCAGGACTGAAACAGAAATTCTTTTTCGCATGGAACTACCTCGCTTTCTCGATTTTGTGCCCAATGCCGAGAGCAGCAAAGCCCATTCCCAGCAGGCTAATTCCTTCCGTGATGGAATCGCCCTCAGTTTCCACTACTCCCTTAATTACAAGCCCAAGCCCAGTCAGAATCATCGAGACCCCGCCCAGTTTAGTTTTCCAACCTGTCATAACTATTCCTCCTTACCTATCTTTTCTTTGCTTTTTCCTATGGCCCACTTTCTCATGCCATTTGGCAGAGCCAGGAACGCCCTTGTTGATACTTGCGTGGAACACGCTTTCGCCCTTCTCCTTGCCGTAGGTCTTTTTCATCGAAGCCATGACCTCTTTGCCCGTTTTAGTCTTAGGCAAGAGCTACCTCTCTACTATTCGGCTGGGCCGGATGCTTCAGCCCACCACGACAGCGCCACCACCATTTGCCGTTGTGCCGTATATAGGCTTTATGCTCATGGGCGTAGCACTTACCACAGTGTAAGCACATATAATGGACTGAGCATCCACAAGTCATTACCTAGTTTACGCAGAGGTTAACACCCGACCCAACACATTCCTTTGTGTCCCTGTCAAATTGCCAATCCCTCGGTCCGACGTAAAGACGAACAAATTTGTCGTCAATCACGATGCGAACTCTGCTCTTCTTAGGAAATGTTATGTGCGGCAGAACAATATCTTCAACTTCATAAGTGCCATTCATTTGTTCCTTCCTGTTATTACTGATACCCCGCGTTCACCTGTCGCATCCTCATCCGATTAGTTTTCAGCATTGCAATATGCTGGGTGTAACTCATCGGCGACTTCATCATCTGCGGAATATACGCCAACGCATCGAGAAGGTCAACATACTTTCCCTTCGGGAACGTGGTGTACTCCTCAAGGAAACTTTGATGGCGGCGCTGGATGAAGAAACGCTCCTGCTCAAAAATCGGAGAGAGGGAGCGAATGCGCCACTCCTTGCGTCGTGTTGGAGTGCCGTCTGGCGCATCCACCTCCCCCTTTAGGTCAACAATCCGGACGGTGTTACCTTCAATTTGATTTCTGTAGCGAAGGTGGTATGCGAGATACTGTTGGCCAGCAATGGCTTCGACACCAAACTTGCCCAAACGCCACTTCTTAGCAAGCTCATAAATCTTGGCAATAAACGAATCGTAGCTGGCGTGCATAGCCCATGAGTCTAGGAGATAATAGAGGTTATCCTGTGACAGCCCAACTACCGTGATTGCGTGGCGACAGCGACCACTTGCTGCGTTGCCAGCGTGATTTGGGTCCACTGTCATAGCAAGGCTCAAGTGATTGATTTTCAAGTCCTTGCGTACAAGCCCATTTTTAACTTCGTGGACTATATAGGTGTCTCCAGTTGCATCTGTGCGATATGAGTAATAACTAAGCCAACTCTCCTTGAAATCAGCGTCCTCCGGCGCCACGGGGTTGTTTAAGAACTGACAAGAGAACATATAAGAACCAAGCCGCCGCTTCCAACGAAGCAGTTTCTCCTCAGAAAACTCTTCGGGGAAAATTGCCTTGTCAGGTGGATGGACAGAACAGCAACCACCCAAAGCACTATGGTTCACCAGACGAAACCAAGGTTCCTCTTCGCGGATGTGGGAGTTCAAATCATGGAATGACCACCGATTGCCAACAACCAATTCACTGTTGTCGTGGAGCCTGTCCTCGGTCTCAAATGCACCGATTAGCAATTGGTGGTAGTTGATAGTCTTTTCCATTTCCGACGCGGATTCAAGAGCCTTGCGGCCAACAAGGTCGTCCTGAATTGCTTTGTGGTAGTGCCGAGACTGTAAAGCACCACCTACACCAAGGAAGTCAAAGGTTCCTTCACCGTGGGCGGCTCCGGCGCTGCCTTTGGGACGACGTATGTGAAGGGATTGGTTTGTCCAGACACAAGAAGAGTCTGGTAAAGTTTCAGGAAACAACCCCCGGTAGAGATAATTAGACTCATAGTGATACCGGATGCGCTTGCCGAGAGTGGCAGCGTTAGTGATGTTCTCACTGACAAGGAGAAATCGCCCGTTTGTATCATGGATTTTCCTCATCCACCTGATAAATTCATCAGAATAGCCAAACTGTTGGAGAGCGTCTGCATCTTGTTGGGTAAAGGGGAGTGCCCACCACATAGGCAGACCCTCAGAACAGATAGTGGACTTGAAGTGGTCCCGTGGCAACTCATAAACATCTTTGATGAAGGAGCGTTCCAAGGAATTGCAGATTGGAAGATGTAGGTGGTCTGTCAACCTACGACGCCGAAGGCCAATTTTTATGAAGTAGTAGAGACTACCAAGACAATTAAGCCGGACCAACTGCCGCTTCTCCGCTGGAGAGGCAGCTGAACTAATTGACAGTGGTACGAACTTTATTTCCATGCTTAGTAGTTGATGGGGAGCTTATTGCCCAAAAGCCTGGCCATTCGGCCTCGTTGATAGCTCTTAAAAGTGTTAAGGGAGCCAAACGTCTGTGGACCAAAGCCTGCTCTGATATTTGGGTCTTGCCCTGGAGGGGCCGGAGCCGGGCCAACAGGCTGCTCGGGTGGGGCTACAGGGACAGTGCCTACAGAGCCAGCAGGTTTGCCCTTGCCCTGACCACCAACGGGGTCACCGGGCCTTATGGCTATGTCATATGGATAGTTTGGCATTGTCTATCCTTTGATTTTGAATTAGCACAAGTTCTTCCTCAACACTCCAGGTTCTTGGGTCGGCCGCTGTCGCCTTCTTAAAAGCAATATGTACATCAAGAAACCTTCCGTTTGACAACTTTTTCCTAAGATGTACATGCATCCTTCCAGGCGGGTCGCAATCAGTATAGTGCCACCCATCCGGCACTGGGTCGCCCTCAAGACGCTCCTGTATTATGCTTGCTTTAGGTTTACAAGTCTCAAATTCCAGGCCCGTAGCCATAAACTCTACCCATCCTTTCTCTATTCATTGCCCGTCGCTCACCCAAACTGTGAGCGACCTTTGGTGGGGGCGTTGCACCAGGTATTACGGTTTGTCTACCTTCTGAAATTGCGACCTGAGGTTTCTTTTTGCCCTTGGTTGTGCCTTTGGCGAAATCACCTGCGACCATGCTACCGCCACTAATAACAAGTCCTGGTTGGCCTGTAAGGACGCCAACACCAGCAATGGCTCCGCCAGCAATTTTCTTGAGAAGACCCATGGTTACACCATTCTACTGAACTACCTTCGTAGAGGTTTTTGCCTTGGCTACAGCACCGATGGTATTTGCAACTTGGTTGCCATCCTGTAGGGCGTTGTCAAGCACAAGTGGGGACATATCGGCTGGTACATACCCATCTTCTTCAGGACGCCTGACAACCAATGCCTTGTCAGGGTCAAGGGCGATGATTTCCTTGGCCGCGACGATGGAGGCACGAGTGTCACGGCGTTGGGTCACTGCGTCTAGTAGTGCTCTCACTGCCGCGGGGACGCCCGGACGAAGTGCGTTGCGGATTTCTTCCACCTTGCCAGCCATGGCCTCATCCATTTTGGTAAGAGTACCTGTGAGGATGCACTCTTCAGCATCTTTGTACTCTGGTAGAGCTAGAATACGTGAAAGGCCAGGTCGGGAAAGTCCTAGTAACTCTGCAATACGACCATCGGAGATAGCACCGACGACACGCAGGCGGGCTATTTGCTCAAGTTTAATTCTTACTTTTGGGGTCACTGTAGTTTCGTAATTGAGCCCTCATTGAGGGTTTTGCCCTGCCTCAGCACGGCTTTTCGGATTCCTGCACCAAACTCTATCTCTGTGTGGTTAGCGCAAGCTACAACACGGAGTTTGCCGACCATTCGGTCCCTGGCCCACTTTTTGCGGCAGGAGCCTTGTCCACAAACAGCACAGTAAAGGGTTTCGCCTGCGGCCTGTGCTTCGCTAAATGGCACGTTGTACTCCTCCGGGAGGCATTAGTCTCCCTCCGTAACTACTTGCGGCTCGAAGAAAGTGTGAAAGGCCCGCACTAGCGGTGAAACCACGGGAGTGGGGGGGTGGCCCACTTTGGAGAACTGAGGAGGATTAATCCTTTCAGCAGCAACACTGCCAGAGGCGGACCTTTCAACGGTCGGACCAAGATTCCGAGAAGCACAGCCAGCTTCCTGTCGGGGGACGAAGTTGGTACACTTCTCGCTCATAGTGTCCACATTATAGCACATCCGTCAAAATCGTCAAGGAGTATTTCATGTTTTGAATCAGTAGGATACAAACACAAAACGCATTGCGTTTGGGATTAACTGCCAGTGGCCACGGGCTCTGCACACCAACTTCGTTACCGAAAGGACTTCGTTACCAAGCTACGCTTCGCAGCCTTCTACGAAACTGCCAAACAGCACCATGTTCGCTTTTTCGTCGCTAGATGAAGTGTTTAGAGTATAAACAGTTAGCCAAGCTGCGCTCTTCGGCTTTCTGTGAAACGGCTAAAGGCTAGTACGTTACTGGGCTAAAGGCCACTTTGGTACTGGCGAAGCCAAACGCAGGAATGGAAAAAATTATGTGAGCTGCCTTCATGCCGGGCCGGGGCGTTTGAGTTTTGTGCCTCGTCACACTATATATGAGTACGCTAGAGACAAGGCGTGCAGCAAGGGCCTCACGTTGGGATACTCACCGCTCCACCCTGCTGCGGTTCACCGCTACGCGACAACGTGCTGCGACTGTCAGTGGTGACCACCCAAGCGCGCAGTTACTAGACCGTCACATCTGTTGGGATGTGCGCCGCAGTTGTAGAGTAGTAAGTCACAGGTGTACAAATCCAAACAGAGGTGCCAACCATGGCGTTCAAGACACTCAAGCCCATCACGGCAGAGGACGTGAAAGGGGTCAATGGACTCAACCTCACCATCGGGGCCGCCTTGACTGTGTTAATCCACAGACTCAAGGACACCCACTTCCAACAGAACACCGTGGAGTACGTGGCTGAGAATGCCCTTATCACGGGTATCAAGGCCATTGACAACTCCAAGGGGTACTCCGAGGATATGCTCCGACTCAAGGGGTTCAGAACGGAGCTGGAGGCTGACCCCTCCATCGCCCAAGACCCGAAGAAGATGGCACGGTTGATGCAGAAGTACCGCATCGGCGCGTCCGTCCAGAGCTGACAAGCTCGGTGCACGCAATACCAACAAGCCCCCGCGGCGTGCATCCCAGCAGATGTGACAGTTTCACACAATCTAACTGGAGGTCTATCATGGATTGGTTAAGGAGACACATTCAGTTCTTTGATGCCGATTACACCGTCCACCAGATTAGCGGTCTGAGGTTGTGGAGGTGTAGATTCTGCCATGGGTTGGTAAAAAACGGCAGTACATGCCCAACCTGGCGGTACTGGGTGAGACCATGAGAGTCAACCGACAGGTACAAGCCGCCATGCGACAGGCTGCTAAGGCCGCAGGCCAGCGGCAACTGAGTGGAATTGATAGTATGTTCCGCCCATTTGCCACGAAGTACGAGCCGCCTGCGGCATTTGAGGCGAATGCCCCGTGGCACTGCCGCCACAAAGTACTAATGTTCCGCCCCTGCAACCGCTGTGGCCGCACTAAAGCGTTAGCTGACGCAGTTTGGGGCAAGAGAATCAACCAATTGCTGGCGCAGGCCAAGCCGTAGCAACGCTACACACTAACGTACAGGCATATATGCCTGTGTGTTGGTGTTTGTGTGCTCTATCGCACGTCCCGCTTGCTAGTCCCTTCCAATCCAAAGCGCAACCAGTAAACGGCTCAAAACTGACGGGTTTCAATTATGGCGTTTTTCTCTATTCCCTATTCTATTCTTCATTTTTTTTTTTTAGATATATTGGACACCACCTGGCAATCCTTCAGATTTGAGATTATCTTTGATTGGTTACCAAGTGGTTGTAGACTGGTTGCAGGATGCAAAGCAGGATTGGAGGGTAGTGATTGACGGTAGCTGCGCTAGAGCACACACAGCACACAGTCTCGACAATAATGTTGCTATCACACTGAAAGCAAGGTACTTACAGACCTTGACACAACAGTTCCACTGTGTGATAATACTCCTGTCCTACAGGAGAAACCAATGACAACCAATAGCAACACCGTGAAACTTTGTAACTGCGGGAGGGAGGTACGACCGTTTCCTCATTGCATTTCATGTGGGAGTTTCAATGTTTATGGCAAGTCCACAAATTCAATCCGACTACAACTCCCTAACACAGGGGAGGGGACTGGAAGCCCAGCAGAATACCTAACGGCTAGAGGCTTCAAGTGCCGTAGATGCCTGACGGAGTTCCATGAAGCAGAGGGTTGTGAGGCACCAGCATTTGAGAGCAAGTCAATGGCACAGAAGCGGAAGATAGATGAGGCAGGTGCCAAGCTGGGTACTGCATTGCAGGCCGCGGGCGGTAGCAGGGAGGAGCTTTTGAAACAGATGTTTGGGAAGAAGCAGTAGTAACGGAGCCGAAGGCAGCGACCTTCAGGAGGTAAACACAGTGGACGGAAAACCATCAGCGGGGGCGTTGAGGGCTGCTGAGAGTTTGATACAAAGCAATATGATTCAATGCCAAGGTATCGGCAACAGGATACGCCAAGCCCGAAAGTTGGACGCTGCCACCTTCATTGACCGCGAAACCGGCGTAGCAGAGTTGTTGGAGGCCGCAAGAGACGCAGAGGAATCACTTCGGCATGTAATAGAAGAGGCCAAAACATTTCGTAACCCACAACCCTGGAAGACTGAAATGCGTGAGGAGCGTCATACAAAACTCAGAGCCGCCATTGCCAAAGTCGAAGGCAGCGGCCATTAGTACATGATTCCATACACATTTGTCATACACCCACGAGATAGTTATGTAATGTGGTTCATGCACCAAAGGAGACAAGCACTACAACAGTGGTGGTCAACAAGGAAATGGAAATGGCTGTCCTGGACAGAGTGGTGGGACGATAGACCATGGAAATGGAACAAGAAACGGAGGCAGCGGCCTCTAGAGCCTAACGGCTAAGCAAACGGAGGCAAACGTGAAACACCGCAACAAAGAGCAACTGCTTGAAGCAACCAAACGCTCAGCCGTGGAATTGAAGAAGCACGAAAGCTACACAGCATATTGGTCAGCCACAATACTGCTGCGTCGGCTCAAAAACCCCTGCCCATGCGGGCCACAATGCCCAAGGAAGGAGGCATAGCGTGGATGCCCTAGAGTATAAAGCCGTTGCCGAAGGCATCAGAACCGCCCTCTACGATATGGAGGACTGGCCAGAACAGAGCATTGTGACGACGGTCACAGGCAGAATTGTAGAGAGGCTGTGCCAACAGTTCACCAGCCATGATAAGGACTTCAACCGTAAAATGTTCACTGACGCAATCTACGAAGAGGCATCGGATGAGGACATCCCGTTCTGAAGGAGAAGCCGTGGCATGAGAACTTGCAAGAATTGCGGGAAGCTGTACCCCGTACACAACTGGGCAGATATGCTGTCGCAGACCTGTCCAAAATGCAGGGAGGTGAAACCGTGACAATCGACAAGGCCAAACGGGCACTACACCGCGGCAACGGTATCCAAGTCAGTAAGCTAGAGTACAAGGAGCCAACGCTGTTCCATGGCATCCTAGCAACCAGCAGGGGCCCAGTCCTAGTTGGTTGGATTAACATAAAACACCGTTTTCCAAGACACAGACTATTAGCCGCTGCGCTTAGTGACGCAGTGGTTGTTCCACGAAAGGAGTTGTTATGACTGAGAAAACCAAAGAACTACGTAGGCATAGGCAATGCCTACAAAAGTTTGGGCCGAAGAAAGCAGGACACCCATCCATAGGGGAAGAATGCCCTGCGTGCCATCGGAACTTTGACGAAGGCGACTTCACAACTCTCATTTCTCTAGGTCCAGGTAACTGGATGGACGAACGAAGAAAGGCCCGTCAGGGTAGGCCATACAGTGCAGTAGCAGTTTTAGTTCACTACGCCTGCGCGACAGGATGGGAGGAGTAACATGACACTTCAGAACGGTGACGAAACAACACTTGGCAGTGTTGCCATCAGGCCACTGCCCAGCTTGGCAATGCTAAACCACTGTGCTGTCTGCGACGGCCCGGCGGAGTTTGGCATCTACCGGACGGTAGAAGGAGTGGAGGTGCTAACGGCGGTGGTGTGCGGAGAACATACAGTTCGTCCGAAGGAGTCAACAGCATGACAACACCAAACCGTTCACAGAGTAAACACTTATGTTAATGGTCTGTCGGCGCTGCGGTGACAGGAAGCCGCTATGCAGCGGTTGTTCCAAGCCAACCCCTAAACTCAGGGTGAACGGAGCAGGGTTTATCAGTTGCACCAACCAAAACTGCCACAGGTACCAAAAGATTGTGCCAGAGGCCGAAGGCGGAGTCAGGGACATAATTTGTCTATCCTGCGTCACAGAACAAGCTAGTCAAGTTACTGAAAACAAAGAAGAAGCGGAGTAGCAACTCGGCAGAAACTTCTTGACACAGCTTCGCTATAAGCTATAATAGTTTTGTGAGAAGTAACACTAACCCAACTAGGAGGCAAAAGCCAACATGAAAACCCGTGCAGTTACCTACGTAGTGACAGGCGAAGGCGATGACCGTTCAATCGCCACCGAAAAGGCGTTTGACAAACAGGTAAAGGCCGCAAAGGAAGCCGGAGGCGAAGAGCCCACTTTCAGTGCTGTCCAAACCTTCCAGGTCTACGAGGTGGAAAACACCGAAGAGTTCCTGGAACTCGTCACCAATGAAGAAGAGCAGAAGAACATCATCAACCGTGCCTTGGTTCTCAAGCAGCAACAGGGGGCCCGGGCAATCCTGCTTGCGGACAACTTCGAGCAGGTTGAGGGCACTTACGACCTCAGAGAACTCTGCGGAGAACTCCGAGAGCGGCGTGCCGCAACACCGGCAGAGAAGGCACTCAGCGCCTTGGGCAAGCTGTCGCCAGAGGAACTGGCCGCAGTGATGCAGCAGTTCCAAGCCGCATCGGCGGGGTAGTATTAACTACCAACCCGACTAAGCTGCAAATTGCCGGGTGGTGTAGTCTAGCGACTATGCCATCCGGCATTTTTGTTGCCAACTCAAGTGCATTGCACTGAAGGAGCACAGCAAAAATTGCTTGTAAGTCCTTGCAAAGACACTAGATAGAGTCCTTGACAGGACGAGTGACTCTGTGCTATCTTGGCAGAACAGCACGCTTTAGTGTGGAGGATAAGAACTTTGTCGCATAAGTGTAGAATCTGGTACGACACCGACGTAAGTGCCTATCGGTTCTCCTGTTCCTACAGCCGGAACTTCATTGAAGCAATAAAAGCCCTAATACCTGCCAGTGACCGCGCATATGATGACCAAACCAAAATATGGCTGTTCTCCGAACGGTTCTTCGACGCCGTAGCCGGTTTGGCCAAGAAGGTTTACGGGCCTAGCTACGTTTCTATTCTAACCCGACAACAAGCTGAGGCCAATACCCAAAAAGGTATTGCTAGAGGCATCAACGGCAAAATCGAAGACACTTTCATAGTCTTTGTCAAGCTGCTGCCATTCAATGCCGCGGCCAAGGCGTACCGGCAAGCTGCCATCGAGATGCACCCTGACAGGGGCGGCAACCCAGAGCAAATGGCCCGGCTGAATGAGGTTTGGAGTAGAATCAAGAAGGAGTTTTACAAACAATGACCAGAATAAACACCGAAAGAATACCTCAACCATACCGCAACAGGCTCATGGTCGACACAGGCAAGCTGTACCGAATCTACACCTTTCACATCAGGGTGTTACGATATTTCATGGCCCGCGACGAAATGAATGCCCTACTGCATGAGGATGCCCCGAAGTGGTCTCCACTTACAGAAACAGCCGAAATTATGAAGGTGGAACTGGAAGAACTCCTTAGGGAGGGGGACAAAAAGTGACCGACAAACTAGACAAACCAAAGGCTGCACTGCCCACAACAGTACACCGAATCAAACTACCTGGCCTGCACAGCCGTCTCTACAAATCACAACAGAGCATTACCAACAACCCCCCGGAATCCATGCCCAACCGCATCTGCATCCTACCGGATTGTTCTGGCTCCATGGGTAGTAGCGTCAGTGATAACCCAAACAAATCGAAGATGGACTACCTAAAAGAGGCCGTTGAAAGTTTCGGTGAAAACTGCAAGTGGTCAGAGACCTCCGTCGCCGTAGTCTCCTTCCCATCCGATGTAACAGAGTTACCACTCACCAACCAACAGGGTATGTTCGTCGCAGGCATCACAACCCTGAAAGTTTCCGGTGACACTCCGATGGGACATTCAATGGCCTTTGCCATTGAAACTGTGCCAATGACAAGGGCCATCATCATCAGTGACGGCGAAGCCACTGACACCCCGCTACCGAGTGAAACTGCACGCCAGTATGCAGAGGCAAAGATTCCCATTGACTGTGTTCACATTGGGTACGACCAAAGGGGAGAGGGGCTACTACAGGAGATTGCCAAGGTTACTGGGGGGAAGTATATTAAATTTGACAACGTGGCAAACTTTGCGAAGGCACTCAAGTATCTGACACCAGCGTACCGAGCGTTGCTGGAAGCACCAAGTGCGGCGGAAATTCTTGGGGCAAAGGAGGTGAAATAGCATGGACCGCTCCAAGATGATAGAAAGGCTACAAGGCTGGGCCGCAACCCTAACAGAGGCACCAAAGACCCCAAACGCAGAGTTGTCACAGCTTCTCCGCAATTCGCCGGAATCGAGATACATTATATTGTCCTACAACCTCGCCCATATGTGGGCAGCAGATATGCTGGAGATTGTAACAGAACTAGAAGAATCGGAGGTAGTATGAACGGAGAACAGCTACATCTATCACCGGCAGAGTCCGGTGATTTGTACGTAACCAAACAACACGTTGCTGGAGTAATTACATCCGGCGGACGCCCAATCAAGATTCACGTCCGTGGTAAAGCTAAGCAACGCTACAAACGCCATGTAACTGGCCGCAAGGCTCCGTATGGCACACAGACGAAGCACCACTACATGCTGTTACACTGTCCCAGGTGCGGACGAAGGATACTTAGCATTTACCGAATACGGCACACTTATAAATCAATCCACAATTGGTTGAGAAAAGCCTTCAACGCGGAGAGGTACTTCAAACGGCCAACCTTGTCGTTGAGTTGGTACACCGACAACAAGAAAAGACTTCTTTACGATACAAGCCTATTTGAGGGAGGTAATACATGACCGTCTGGATAATCAAACGGCTACGAGTACAAGCCCTTGCAGGGTGGTTGTTGGTATGTATTCTAGCAACCATGCTGTATGCAGAACGGAGAGTAAATGCAGGTCTGGTGGTTGAAGCATTCAGCATCCTAACCGTTGCTGAGAGCAATGCAGCTATGCTCACCGTGAGCAACACTACACTGGCAGAGTGCAATGAATACTTTGACCAGTACATCTCCCATATGAGAGCGGAGGGAGAATGGTTGGAGGTAATAGCAGAGGCTACGGACGTGACTAAATGACCCCCGAACAAATCAACGTAGTTGCCAAGGTAACCCTGAAACTACATGAGCTTGGCTTCGAGGCTGAGTTCCAACCGCCAATATCCATTGGCCCAATCATTTCAGTCTATCGTTACCTGCCAAAGGGCAGGACGAAGGTCACAAACATCGAAAGCCTGGCGGCAGACTTTGCAGTTACACTTGGTGTTGAGGATGTCTTTGTCAAGCGGCTGCCTGGCGAGACCTCTGTAGGAGTTTACGTTCCCAACAAAGACCGCAAGTGGGTCCCATGGACACAAATTGTGAACGAAGTCTGGGCACACAGAGCCAAAGTCCCCGTGCCGCTGGGTTTCGGTGTAACTCACCTTGGTGAACCGTTCGTTGAAGACTTGACAGCGTTGCCACACCTGCTGATAGCCGGAAGTACCGGCTCTGGCAAATCCATACTACTAAGCGCCATGATTGCCAGTATTGTTTACAGTGTAAACAGTTCGGATGTTAAGTTTGTACTCAGTGACAGCAAACACGGTGCAGAGTTTGGCTACTTTGCAGGGTCCCCACACCTACTGTTTGAGCCTGCCACTAGCGTTTATCAAACCATGGAGCAACTGGATTGGATTCTCTCCGAGCTAGACGACAGGATGAAATCCATAGCCAAAGCAAGTTGTAGGAACATCAAGGAATACCACGAGCGTGGCTTCAAGATGCCATTCATCGTAATTGTCCTCGATGAACTAGCAGATTTGCTGTCGTTCCGTGTTGGCAAAAGGAACGAAAAGGCAGCTGAAGAGAAACTTCAGAAGATTGTGCAGAAAAGCCGAGCCACTGGCATCCACATGATTGCTGCTACGCAGAGACCAGATGTAAAGGTGGTTAGTGGAACGATTAAAGCCAACTTCCCTGCCAGGCTGAGCCTGCGACTACCAACCAGTGCAGACAGTAAAACAGTGCTCGGCACCGGCGGAGCCGAGCATTTGCTTAGCAAGGGAGACATGCTATTCATTAGTCCAAACAGGCCAGGAATGTTGAGGCTCCACGCCCCGTGGGTGGAACTGGATGATATAAAGGCCGCTGTGGACATGAGTGTTCAGAGGGAAAAACTACAACAGGGGGTGTCAGATGGCAACTGAGGCTCCAACCAATGAAAAAATGGCCACGTTACAGGGCAGGTACAGCATCATGCCCCTAACGGAGAGGGACCTAGTAATGCACCATATAATCGGCAGGAACAAGGCAAGAGTCTGGTCACAAAAACCACCTGACTTTTGGGGCGACTTTGAAAGGGCCCTTGACTATGTACAGCACCTAATGAAGAACGTGATAACCACATGAAATCCTTTCTCGTCCTCGACCCCAACTACGACGACAGCCTCTTGCCAAAGAACAAGGCGATGACAGTTTTCGTCATCAGCAAATCTAACCAAGAGATTGTCAAAACCACTGTGGTAGAGCGCGGGGCGCTACCGGATTGGTACTTCGGTGTAGTCAAGGCGTACCCCAGTAGCCTCTACATGATTGTAGCCTGCAACATCAGCATAGCCGGTACAATACTGGGGTTTGCAACCGAAGAGGAGTTTAAGAAAGCAAACCTGCCGTTTGGAACAACAACAATTCAGTGAGGAGGAAAGAATGACACAGTATATACCCTTTAACAATTACCTAGTGAAAGCCCTAGCACTTCAGTTGGATGGCGAGACTGAGAATCTAAAAACGCTGCACCGCGACTTCAAAGAGCAAAGACTCTCTACAGCCGACTACACCGAGGTTGCCGAACAACTACTCGATTCAACCACCGCACTATACAGCGTGGTCTTTGACCTGGTGTCCACAATTTGGAACATCAACCGTCCAGCAGACCATCCGCTCAAATCGTTTCCGCCAAGGGCTGCTACAGTTAGGCATGAAATGGAACAAATCTCCGTTATGCTGACGCTCAAAGCCATGTCACAGAAGGAGCAAGATGAAATCTTTGCCAAACTGGGCCAAAAGACACAGGCCGAGGACAAGAGCTAAGCTATTGAAAACAAAAGAGAAAAAACTCCTTGACAGATGCAATGCAAATCTGCTACAATCCTGCCATGGCAACCTCCGCCAACTCACACAAAAAAGTAACCACCTCTTTCCGAATCGAACCGGAACTGCTGCGCCTGTTCAGGAAGAAACATCCAAAGCTAGGCAATCGAAGCCGAATCATCAACAAGCTAATCGGGAAATACTTACAAGGTCGTATACCACTAAGCACAAACTAAGAAACGAAGTCGGAGGTGCCAACCGTGACTTGTCAGGAATGTGAAAGGACTTCAACTTTTACCTGCACCAAATGTAATGCCAGCTTTTGCCCCGACCACTTGTCTCCGCTAGACGGGGAATACTGCGTAAACTGCCTGACGATGGAATCTGCCGAAACAATATCAGAACCCCTCGTTGACGAAGAAGGTGTAACCCACAAGGGTCGCCACATCATAGTCACCGGGGAAATTTACCAAACTCAAGCCAGGGCCATCAGCGACAGGACAGATGAAGAATTAGAGATTTGGATTTCCCACTACCAAGAGCTTGTGCGGGATGCTGAAAAGACATTAGAGTATCGCCGGATTATGAAAGGCATCCTACTCATCGAGCGGGCTGACAGGCAAGGCACAGCTAGCAAAATTCTCGCAAGAATTCGCATTCCAGCAGCAGCAAAGAAACACGGTGGCGTCACGTTAAGGAGTACTACTGCACCGCAGAAACTAGCAGCGGCGTTGAAGGCAGCAGGGGTGACTAAGGAAATGCTGGAAGGGATGATAGCCACAAAGATGGGGGTGAAGAAATGAAAAAGGGAAATCTGTATGACATACTGTTAGTACTTGGAGCAGTTGCACTTGGATTACTCTTGGGAATTGGGCGTTAACTTTGAAGTTGGAATTTAAGTTACAGGACTGTTGGGTTGGCGTTTACTGGGAGGTGACAAAGAGGCCACATAGCAAATCCATGGTTGTTGACCTATGGGTTTGCTTATTGCCTACATTACCAATGCACTTTCAATGGGAACAAGGTACAGATAAGGTGAAAAAGGAATGACACCAGAACAAATTTCCCAGCAAAAAATTTCCGAGCCAAAACCGGTGAAACCAGGTACGCTCTACAACATACTGCCCGACGGTCGCTGGGAATTTTTCTTTGACAACTATACCATCACCGCCCATACCACCTGCGAACAGAAGTTTGAATACTCCCACATAGAACATTTAGGAACTCCGGGCCGTGGCTTCGCAAGAGACATTGGCATTTGGTGGCATGAGTGCATGGCATTCTTTTACAAAGCCGTGCAACGGGGTAGTCCTCTCTCCCGAGGAGATTTTGTTGCTGGTGGTTTGTACCACTGGAACCAACTGAAGATGGAGGAGATAGAACAGTTTGCACCAAAGCAGTACCAAAGGTTTAACGGAACCAACGGTGCCATCGTAATGCTGGACAGATACTATGATGTTGGTATCCGAGACCAACAACTGTTTGATGTTATTGCCGTTGAGTCTGGCTTCGGCTACAACCGAGAGGTACTGGTTGGAGAAACTGACAAAGTTGTGCTGTACTACACAGGCCGCCCTGACCTCATCATAAAGATGAAAGACACAGCACGCCGAACAATGCCGCTGGACCACAAATCTGTGGACAGAGTTACTGGCAACGAAAACAAGATGTTCAAGCCGCATGGTCAGACAGCCGGGTACATTTTCACAACCGAAGTCATACTTCAGAAACATGAACCAGACACCCGCGTTGACCGTTGTGTTATTAATGTCTGTGCCAGGCAGGAGCCTTCCGACAAGCCACGCAATGGCAAAACACCAAGGCCAAGATTTACAAGGGTTTACCCTGGCTACGCCCGTGATGAGATAGAATTTTGGAGGCACCAAAAGCTACTGCAAGCGGAGAGTGTACGTCACAGCATCGAGAACAATGAGTGGGTTTGGAAGGAAAGTTCCTGCCATCTGTATAGTGGCTGTGAATACAGGAGAATCTGTGCTGTGCCAGCCGGGTCTAGGGACATAATAAAGAAATCTAAGTATATACAGGTAGCAGCTTGGAAGCCGTACGGGGAGGAGGATTAAGCATGGAACAAACAAGTATGGAGTTCGCAGAGCCATTCAGCCAACTAAAACTAGCTCTCGTTGGTGTGGAGAAGTCCTGGAAAAGTAGGACAGCAGCTACGGGCCGCAAGCCAGTTTTATTCCTTGACTTTGACCAACGCAAAGAGGCAATAGCTGGTTACAAAGATGTATATGCCAGTACCTTTGCCGATAAAGGTGGCTACTTCATGCCTGAGGCATACACAGAAACCTTGGACCTTCACACAAGACTAGAAGAGTCCCTCTACCTTAACAAACTGGGCTTTGACGGGGCTCCAGAGGATACAGAGGTACAATCCATAGTCTATGACTCCATCCAGAACTTCTCAAAGGCCGCGATGCGCTTTGCCCTCTACAACACAAAGGAAATTAGGCGTGAGATAAAAATACCAGGCGCAGATGCCATTCGCATCCCCAAGAGCTTCGATGCCTGGAAGGCAGAAATGACTATGGTAGAGGATTGTATCCTCAGGGCCATGGCCCTCCGACGCTCAAACGGAAACAAAGTTGACGTTATCGTAATTCTACACGAAGTCCCTGAGGAATCACCAGGCTCCACCATTGAGAAACCAGAATACACTGGTAAAGCCTGCGTGTACCCAGTTCGCTACAAGGGTATTCTAAACCTGTTTAACGAGGTCTGGAGGATGGAGTTGGTGCCTCCAACAGATGTGAAAGAGGGACAGGATGCCAACATCTATGTTGGCAGGGCCACCACCGCCGCAGACTATACTTTCAACGCCGCATCAAATCTGTTGGTGAGTCAATACGTTGAACGTCCCAACATCGCAGAGATGATTGAAACAAGTTTGAGAGCGAAATAAATCCAACAGGAGGAACACAGCAATGCCAAAGGTACGAGTCAGTAAAGAGTCAGTAAAAGCACCAGAGGCCCATCCAGAGGGTATTTACCAATACCGCCTGGCAGGCTTCAAGCCGCAGCTTTCCAAGGACAAGGGCTCCATCAACCTCAACCCGCAAATGATGATTATCAACCACCCCACACTCAACGGCAAGCACATCTTCCTCAACCTGAACACCAAAGCAGGCTGGATTCTCAAAGCCTTTGTCGAGAACCTTGGCCTCAAAATGGTCGAAGTCGGTGAAGACCTCGACATGCCAGGCGAGTTCACTGGGCCTGAGGACAACCCCAAGAACTGGAAGTACACCGGCCCACTCCTGGGACGGACAGGCAGGGTCAAGGTAATTCAGGCCGATAACACCAGAGGTGGCATCAAGAACGAAATCGAGGAGTGGCTGAAGTAGTCGCGGCCAACCACCGCGCTCCGCAACGCTAAGGTTCCATCTAGAGGGTGGTTACAGAAGCCCATCCACTAGGTTGTAATGACGGTTGGCACCGGCGGGGGGACGTAGTTGGAACGCTGCGTTCCCTGCGTGGAGCCTCGGTAACAAGCAATGGCTTTTCAAAAACCATTTACGTTGCTGTTTGAACCAGGCTTACTGGATGCCTTTCAGAAAGAAATTGAACGGCTGCTAAACGTACACTTTTCATCAGAGGATTATGGATTTACAGAGGCACACAAAATGTGGAAAGATGTAAACGGAGTTCATCTGAACCTCCAACGCAGGCGATACTACAAACTTGGAACTAACATAAACGGCGTGCCTGCATACATTTGCATCGGCACCCTAAGTGAGGGGGGAGAGTACATAGCCGTACACCTGAAATCGGACGGCACTGTCCGTCGGCTCGATAACCTAGCATCAGAGAACGTCGAGCACCCATTTGTGGAACCTTCTATTACCATCTCACGTGAAATGTACCAGGGTATGCAGATGATACAGCCGATAGATGAAAGGGCCAAGCAACTGATTTGCCGTGTGGAAAAGGAGTATGATAGAGAATACATAAATCTCTACTTCAATGATTCAAAGGCCCTGTCTGCCTTTGTGGAGGAATTTCCGTGGGCGGTCAAAACGTAGTTTCCGCTAAGGGGGCTAAAGCAATGAGCAGAGAGATTATTGACCGTGAGCATGTTGGCCGTCTGATGCACGAGTCGTGGTCGCGTACTAAGAGGGCACAGGGGTTTCATGGGCCAAACGACAAGTGCCCACTGAATCCTACCGGCAAGTTGATACGCCACCGAACCAATCCGACCCCCAATAACTGTGTTTGCACGAAGCAACATCTTGACCTAATCCCTTGGGACGACCTCCCAGAAAAGCAGAAGGACATCAACCGCCACGCTTTCGACGATGTGCTGCCTTATTTCGAGCGCCTCCTAGCCGACGAGCGGAAGAAGTTCGTGTTCGAACGTGTACCAACTATAGAAGAGGCTATCAAGGAGATTTGCAGGACGCTGCGACCGTTGGATGACGACGTAGAGATTCAGTCACCCTATTTACGGGCACGGTTGAAGCAACTCATTGGCAAGGCCGTGAAAGAAGAACGGGAACGGCTGTTAGCACCTTCTCCCTGTGGTCAGCAGGGACACATAGCGAATGATTGGTATTCCGTCTGTTCTGCTCACGGATTCTACCAGGACAGTTGTGGAAATTGCAAGTGTGGCGACTGTTTTCGTTGCAAAGAACTGCAAGCTGAGCGGGAGAAGGTGAGGGAGATGTGTGCTGAATGGATGGAGCACAGCGTGGACAAAGGTTGCAGTGGTGTGTTAGGCGAGTGTTCATGTGGCCTAGAAAACTTTCTACAACTCGACCTCACCGCACCAAACGAGAAGGAGGGAAAATGAGCGAGATAAACCTAGTAGAGCGTAGAGCAGTTTTCGTCTATGAAGCCGCACGGCTTGCGGCTCTCGCGGCCAAGGCTCCGATTGTTCCAGTTGCGTGGAATGAACGAGAAGAAGATTTCCGTCATCAATTCCTCGCAGTAATTGAACGCCAATGTGGGCCACAGCGGTCTAATTCACC